CCGAAGGATCTCGGCAAGCCGAAAGACTTGTCAGTTAAGCGCAAGGCCGCCGCAAAACGTCGCGCCAAAGCCGCTGGACGACCCTATCCAAATTTAATCGACAATATGGCTGCGGCCCGCAAGAAAGGTAAGTGACATGGACGGATTTAAGAACAGCACTCGTACCCAGTATATGAAGGGCGGCGCTTGCGAGGGTTACGCCAAGGGCGGCTCGGTAAAGGGCGCAGCCAAGATTGCCAAAGTCATGGGCGAATTTAAGGCTGGCACGCTTCACAGCGGCTCGAAGAAGGGCCCTGAAGTAACCAGCAAGAAGCAAGCCACGGCCATCGCCCTGAGCGAGGCCCGCAAGGCTGGCGCGAAGATACCCGTAAAGAAGGGACGCGGCGGCATGATCGAGGAAGGTATTTCCACGCGCCCCACAACCGCCTCTGGCCGTCGCATGACGAACGAAGAACTTGGCATGACGCCGGGAGGCGTAGCGCCTAAGAAGATGCCCCCTGCGGTTAAGGGCGCTGCGTCTGGCGCTGCAAAGGGTCTTGGCGCGCGTGCTGCGAGCGAGGCTGCAAAGGGCCTTGGCGCACGCGCTGCGCGTCCCCTCCCGAAAAAGGCGGTGCCAGTTGCCCCCCGTGAGCCGTTGATCTCGCCATCCTTGATGCGCGAAATCAACATGCGCTCCATGGCGGAGAAATATGGCAGCAAAAAGGGCCCAGCTACTGGTCTAGGCGCGGTTTCAGACAGCGACATGCGGATGCTGCGGAACGCTTCTGGATACAAAAAAGGCGGGTTGTCCGCCATGCCGAAGAACAAAGGCGGCAAATGTTAAACAAGAAGGGGGCGGCTGACTTGTCGTTTGCCGCCCAATCTTGTATAAGATGACAGCCAGAGATGCTTGCCCAACATGGCGAGCTGCTGCGATAACCAAGCGAGCAAAATCTTATGGCGTATTCAGGTACCATTTCACAGACTGTTTTTAACACGCGGCGCGTCATTGAGAACGCGACACGTCGGTGCAAGTTGACTGCACAGCAGCTCACCTCTGAGCATGTCGACATCGCAAACGATCAGCTTTTCCTCCTCCTCTCCGACCTTGCCAACCGAGGCATCCAACTTTGGTGCATTGAGAAGCAGATCTACCCGCTCTACAGCGGCGTGGGCGACATCACCACGGACGTCGGCACCGTCGACATCCTGAACAGCAACCTGCGCTGGCTTCAACAGGTCACGGGTATCAACTACGACACGAGCACGTACCGCGAGGTGGATTTCACCGACGCGACCTTTGTGACGACTGTGGGCGTCCTCTGGTCCGCCGCATCCGTGCCGATTGTCCTCGAACGCTCCGACGACAACGTGACGTGGTTCGAGGTGCAGTCCGAGACGCCAAGCGCAACGGCAGGGCAGTGGACGTGGTACGATCTGGAAAGCAGTGTAGCCTCCCGCTACTTCCGCGTCCGCGCAACGTCCGGCACGCTCGGCTTCAGCCAAATCTATTTGGGCAACACGCCCACCGAGATCCCGCTGGCCCGCATGAACCGCGACGACTACACGAACTTGCCTAACAAGAGCTTCCAGTCGAACCGTCCGCTGCAATATTGGTTTGACCGCCAAGTCCAGCAGCCAATCATGCACTTGTGGCCTGTGCCAAACGATCAGGCTGAGACCTACCAGATCGTTCTGTGGCGGCAGCGTTACATCATGGACGTCGGCAGCATGACGCAAGAGATCGAGGTTCCGCAGCGTTGGTACGATGCCATCGTTGCGATGCTGGCCGCAAAACTGGCGCTTGAGTATGTTGAGGTCGACGCGCAGCTCATCCCGCTGCTCGACGCCAAGGCGAAGGAAACACTCTATTTTGCCCAGCAAGAAGAGCGCGACAACAGCCCGATGATGATCGCGCCCAACATTGCGATGTACACGAGGTAAGGGTGCCGAACGAGGGCTTCCTTGATACTCGCGGCAAACAGTGGCTGGCGATTGGCCTGTGTGACAGGTGCAAGCGGAAGTTTCCGCTTGAGGAGCTGTGGAGCGACCGCAACAACCCCGGCCTGAAAGTCTGCAAAGACGATCTGGACGAGTACGACCCGTGGCGGCTTCCGGCGCGTGAGGGCGAGCAGATCGCCCTGCGCTTCCCCCGCCCAGATGTGGCGCTCGACGGATGACGCTCTATCTCAACACGCGCGGACGCACGACGCTTGCCATCGGGATATGCTCGCGGTGCAGCCGCAAGTTCCCGCTTGACATGCTGCAACCAGATCCGAATTATCCGGGGCTGCGCGTCTGTGACGTGGACAAGGATCAATTTGACCCGTATCGTTTGCCTGCGCGGCAGCCCGACAACATCGGACTGCCCTTCTCGCGACCTGATACGCCGATCCCAACCAATCCGGCGGGCGTTATCACCCAGAATGAGGACCAGTTCCTCATCACTGAAGACAACGACGATTTTATCATTTTCTTTGAGGATGAAGAGTTTTGAGCAACGTCCCTACAAATCTCATCCCTACCAAGATCACTGGCTTGCCGGAGTACACCGGCAGCAGCACCCTCGGCTATTTGCCTTACGTTCTCGAAGGACGCACGTATAAGGTTCAGTTCGCGAACATCGCGGCTGTCGGTGCCGTGCCCTCGACCCGCGAGATCAACACCGGCAGCGGTCTGGGCGGCGGCGGAGACCTGTCTGCCAACCGCACGCTCTACATCTTGCCGGGCGGTGTCGATGACAGCCGCCTGAGCGTCACGGGCGTCACGGCGGGTACTTACGGCGCAGCCGACACCATCCCCGTCTTCACCGTCAATGCGCAGGGCCGCGTTACAGATGTGACCTTGGCACCTATCGTCCTATCCAATTATGTCCCCACCAGCCGCACAATCACGGCTGGCGCGGGTCTGACCGGCGGCGGAGACCTTTCCGCCAACCGTTCGTTCGCTGTAAACTTTTCATCTACAACGCCTGAGCCTCTCGGTATCGGATCTTCCGGTGTCTCGAATGTTGCCGCGCGTGGAGATCACGTCCACCCTGCGGTGGACTTGAGCGACACCACGGAAACGCAAGGCGTGCTCCCCTTGTCCCGTGGCGGCACCGGCAATAGTCTGTCTCCTGTTGCCGGTGCCATCGTCTATTCCAGCAATGACAAGCTGTACCTGACCACCGCCGGAAGCGTCGGGCAGGTTCTGCGCTCTGGCGGCCCCGGCGGCGTGCCCTTCTGGACCGACGTTGGTGCAGGCACCGTAATCAGCGTTGCCGTCGCGACCGCAAATGGCTTTGCGGGCACTGTTGTCAGCCCGACACTGTCCCCAGTTATCACGCTCTCGACGACTGTCAGCGGTATGGTCAAGGGCAACGGCACAGCCGTGTCTGCGGCCACCGCAGGCGTTGATTACGTCGAGCCGGGTGCATACACCGCCAGCGGCCTCACAATGGCTACAGCGCGGCTTCTGGGCCGCACTACGGCATCAGTCGGCGCGGCGCAGGAAATCAGCGTCGGCACAGGCCTTACGCTCTCTACCGGCTCTCTGGTCAACGCTGCGCCCGATCAGGTGGTCTCGCTGACGGCAGGCACCGCAATTTCGATTACTGGCACATATCCGTCGTTCACGGTCACCAACACCGCGCCCGATCAGGTTGTGTCGCTGACAGGCGCGGGCACGACGACCGTTACCGGCACGTATCCATCGTTCACAATCACATCGAACGACAGCACATCGGGCACCGTGACCAGCGTCAATGCCAGCGGCGGCACAACGGGCATGTCGTTCACTGGCGGCCCAGTCACGTCGGCGGGCACCCTGACCCTCAACGGCACGCTTGCCGTGTCGAACGGCGGCACTGGCGCGACAGACGCCGTGGCTGCTCTCACGAACTTAGGCGCGTATCCCGCAAGCAACCCTGCCGGATACACGTCGAACGTAGGTACGGTGACGTCAGTCTCAGGCACCGGCACCGTCAGCGGCCTGAGCCTGAGCGGCACAGTGACGTCCGCAGGTTCGCTGACACTCGGCGGCACGCTCGTTGTCACGCCATCCGACTTCGCGTCGCAGACGGCCAACACGGTCCTTGCGGCACCGAACGGCTCGGCGGGCGTCCCGACGTTCCGCGCCATCGTTGCGGCGGACATCCCGACGCTCAACCAGAATACGACCGGAGTGGCCGCAAACGTCACGGGGATTGTCGCTGTAGCCAATGGCGGCACAGGCGCGAGTGTGGCCTCCACGGCGCGCACGAACCTCGGCGCGGCGGCCTCTGGTGCGAACACCGACATCACGTCGATTGCGCTCACCACAGGCACGATCAGCACGTCGCCAGTTAACGGCACGGACATCGTCAACAAGGCGTATGCCGACAGCATCGCGTCGGGCATCAACTTCCACCAGTCCGTGCGCTTGGCGACGGCTGCGGCACTGCCTGCCAACACCTACAACAACGGCACGGGCGGCGTCGGCGCGACGCTCACGGCCAATGCCAACGGCGCACTTTCGGTCGATGGCGTGGCTGTGGCGGTGGGTAACCGCATCTTGGTCAAGAACGAGGTGGCGGGGGCCAACAACGGCGTCTACGTTGTCACGGATACCGGCAGCAGCGGCGGCCCCGGCCCCGGTCCGGGTGGCAGCAACCCATACATCCTGACACGCGCAACGGACTTCGACAGCGCAGGCACTGGTGTTGACCAGATTGACGCGGGCGACTTCTTCCTCGTCACGGCGGGATCGACGCTGGCAAACACGTCGTGGGTGCAGCAGACGCCGCTGCCAATCACTGTCGGCACGACGGCGATTGTCTTCTCGCAGTTCGCCGCGCCGGTCCTGTACTCGGCGGGCACTGGCCTGTCGCTGACCGGTACGGTCTTCAGCATCACGAATACGGGTGTAAGCGCATCGACCTACGGCAGCGCGTCGTCCGTCCCTGTCATCGCAGTCAACGCGCAGGGTCAAGTCACGTCTGCATCCAGCTCGTCGATAGCCATAGCGGCCTCGCAAATCACGTCTGGCGCACTTGCCATCGCCAATGGCGGTACAGGTGCCACGGACGCGTCTGGCGCGCTGTCGAACCTCGGAGCGTATCCTGCGAGCAACCCTGCGGGCTACACGTCCAACACCGGCACCGTCACCAGCGTCAACCTGACTGCGGGCACAGGCGTCAGCGTCTCTGGCGGCCCTATCACGGCCTCTGGCTCCATCACCGTCACCAACACGGCCCCAGATCAGGTCGTGTCGCTGACAGGGTCTGGCGCTACGACCGTGACAGGCACATATCCGAACTTCACCATCTCCTCGCCTACGGCTGGCGCAGGCACCGTGACCAGCATCAACGTCAGCGGTGGCACCACCGGCCTGACGACGTCGGGCGGCCCAGTCACCAGCAGCGGGACAATCACGCTCGCTGGCACGCTGAATGTCGCCAACGGCGGCACAGGCGCAACGACCCTGTCGTCGGGCTACGTCCTCAAGGGCAACGGCACGTCGGCTGTCAGCGCGTCTGTGGTGTACGACGATGGTACGAACGTCGGGGTCGGCACGACCTCAGTCAGTGCTACCTACGGAAAACTTACAGTTGCGGGCGGTATACGGACTACAGACGACACAAGCTCAAAGCTGGAACTTGGCCGCTATAGTGCTGGCGCTCCGAACAGCTACATCAAACTTGGCGCAAACAGTGCTTCCTTGAGGTTCACCAACGCTGGCGACACCGCAGATTTAATGACGCTGACAGACGCTGGTAACTTAGGGCTTGGTAACGCTTCCATACCCTACACCACCAGTGGGCGTACAGTACTTAATGTCAACGGCACTAGCTCCGCGATAACGTCGTTTCAGACGGCTGGTTCCAACCGTGGTTATATATACGCCGACGGTTCGTTAATTTCCCTTGAAACTGAAACTGGCGTTACTCTAAGGCTGCTTACTAACGCCCCGCAACCCATCACGTTCTTCACTAACGGGTCTGAGCGTATGCGCATCGACAGCGCGGGCCTTGTCGGGATTGGTACAAGTGCGCCGGGGTCGTACCCCTATGGTGGACTACTCAATGTCGCAGGTAGCATCTCCATGTCACTTGGCGAACGGCTTGGTTGGGGTATCACCGATGCCTTTACGCTGAACGGCGTCACCACTGCGCATTATGGGTTCACATACGGCGGCGGCACGAACCTCGTCACTTCATCGGGCTATTACGGATTAAACTTCGCTACCCTCGGCTCAGAACGTATGCGCCTCGACACTAGTGGCAACTTGAGCATCGGAACGAGTACAGCGGCTAACAGGCTTACTGTTTCCGCCACAGGTTTGAATATCACTGGTGGTAACGCCATAGACGGCACAAACATGCAGGGTATACGTCTTCAGAACACTCTGAATGACAACAGTTCCCTCGGCCTCTGGTTTGGCACAAACAATGTCCACTGGGCGGGTATATCTGGGCAACGCACGAATTTTGCGGGTGATTGGACCACAGACTTACGTTTCTATACACACGAAGCAGCGTTGGTTGATATAACCTATGCGCGTGAACGGATGCGCATAGCTGGCAGCGGCAGCGTCACAGCCTACGTCGATATGCGTGCGCCAATCTTCTATGATAGCGACAATACTGCGTTTTATGTCAACCCCGCAAGTGGCACGGTTCTTGGTGGAAGCTTTACGGTAGCTGGCAGTCGGCCACTTACATACTCTCCCAGCGGCGGCGATTTAGCTATCCAAGGTGACGCTGGCGGGTGGGCCACCGGTTTATATTTCCGTGGTTCGGCTGGTACAACCCGTGGCGGGTTTGGAGGCACTGGAGGTGCTGACGCATTGTCCTACCTATGGGCGGGGAATGCCTATAACGATGCCGCGCTTTATCTCTATGCGGCCAACTACGCCGAAAGCCCCGGTTCTTTCCGTGCGCCAATTTTCTACGACAGCAACAACACTGCGTACTACGGTGACTTTGCTTCTACTTCCTCTTTAAATTCGCTTATTGTCGGAAACAATGGTAGCACTCTAGCTTATAACGCTGCGGCTACCGGAAATTTGTATTTTGGTTCGGCGGGTGGCGACGCCTCGACAAATTACCACATCACCACCAACATGGAGAATGTTGGGGGCAACTACTCGAAGCTCGATTTTAAGTGGTATACGGGCCAGCGTTTTTACGCCCACTATGCCTATGGCGGCTTCCGCTTTAAGGAAATTACCACTGGCAATACGCTGTTCTCAGTGGGCGAAGGTGACTTGCGCGTCCGTGTTTACGACAGCATTTCCGCACCAATCTACTACGACAGCGCCAACACGGCGTACTACCTCGACCCAGCGAGCACAGGAACGTCACTTATTACTGCGGGTGGAGTTTACGCTGCTGGTCAAGTCCGTGCTGCTGGTTGGTGGGGCGATGCTTCTGCTAGTGCCACAGGTTTGGCTGTTGAAATTGGTGAGAGCGGCGGTCGTGGCTACGTTCTGACGTATAGCCGTGATGCCTCTGCTTATGGCCCGATGTCGTTTGAAGCGACGGACTTTACCTTCACAGGCATCAGTGGCGGGTTCATTGGGGTTAATACCAGCGTTCGCGCACCTATATTCTACGATAGCAGCAACACCAATTATTACATTGACCCCGCCGCCAATCTGGGGCCACGGGCCGGTTACCTAGATGGCAACTTGTGGATTAACCCGAAATCAGAAAGCTATGGCGAAGGCGTTACCTTCAATATGCCTAGCCAAGGGACGTGGGGCGGCTTGCGTTGGTACCGCAACAGCAGTCCTTTCACTGGTAACTGGGCCTTTGGCTATTTCGGAAACGAATTTAACAACGACATTGGCTTTCACAACGGCACTAACGGCTGGCGGCTAGACCACTCGTTCAACAATACTGTGAACGGTTCTGTCCGCACACCCATCTATTACGACAGCAACGACACCGGATACTACTTAGACCTCAACTCTACCAGTGAAGCGGCTATGCGGATGCGTGGCGGCGCGTTGATTGGGCCTAATACAAGTTACGGTGCGTATCTTCGTGTGGGAGCAAGCGGCTGGACTGGTGACCATTCTTCAGTCTTTGTAACCAACGGGAACCTTCACCTCGACGCGCAACCGGGATTTGATCTCTATCTAAACTGGTACAGTGCTCGCCCAGTTTGGAGTGAAGGTGGCGCTTATTTCCCGATATATTACGACCGCAACAACACCGCGTTTTACCTCGACCCCGCAAGCACCTCGGTGCTTTCGACTGTCCGCGCCGCGACAATCCAACATTCGTCCGGTAACAGGGCTATTACACTTAACGGCTCTACGTGGACGGAGTTCTGTGACGTTAACGGGTCTACCAAACTGTGGCTTGGTGGGAGCGGCGACCCAAACAACTATTACAATGCTGGTATTCACTACTTCCGCAACACGTCCAGCAGCACCACGATGACGATTGATAGCTCTGGAAATGTCGTAGCCACAGCAAACGTCACCGCATATTCAGATGCTCGCCTCAAGAAGGACGTTGAGACCATTGGTGACGCGCTTGGTCTCGTCGGTAAAATGCGCGGCGTGCGGTATACCCGCATCGACACTGAGAAACGTAACGTCGGTGTCATCGCGCAGGAGATGTTGGAAGTTATACCTGAAGTGGTCCATCAAGGCACGGGTGACGACGACACGCTCTCTGTTGCCTATGGTAACCTTGTTGGTGTATTAATAGAAGCAATCAAGGAACTTGAAGCCCGCGTGGCCGAATTGGAAGGAAAGTAATATGGCACTTACGTACACTTGGGCGATCACGTCCTTGAAGAAAACCACAGATGGCAGCATCGACAACGTCGTCGTGCAATCCACATGGACCTGCACCGGCACGGACGAAGATGGCGACAGCGGCACGTTTAGCGGCGCTACGCCTTTCCCGCTTTCCAGCGTAGACCCTGCTACGTTCATCCCCTATGAAGATTTGACCGAGGCTGACGTCCTTGGTTGGATACAGGCCGTCGTCGTTGGTTCTTACAAAGACCACGTTGATGCTCAGATCAACAAGCAAATTGCCCTAGAGAAAGACCCTGTAGTGGACGTTCCTGAAGGCGATTTCCCGTGGGAAGAACCCACACCAACCCCAACACCACCAGCTAGTTAAAGGAGACAGAATATGAACCCCGAATTGGACCATCTCGATGTAGACAATCAGGCGCAGGCTGCGCCACAGGAACCAGTTGTAAAGTTGGAACTGGCCGTCAACGACATAAACCTCGTTCTCGCCGCATTGCAGGAGCTGCCACACAAGATAGCCGACCCGATGCTGCGCAAGATCATGGAGCAGGCAAACGCCCAGCTCGCTCCGAACGGCGCGTAACATGATCGAGGAACTCATCAGCCGCGTGTTCTACGCACGCAACGTGGCGCACTTTGAGCACTGGCGCGCCAAGGGTGATGGTAGTTTCGCAAAGCACAAGACATTGGGCCGCTTCTACGACGACGTCATCGACGCAATCGACCGTCTCGTAGAAGCCTACCAAGGCGCGTTCAGCATCATCGGGAACATACCCGCTCCCGATGTGTCTGAACGCGACGTGCTGAAGCTGCTTGAGGCCGACGCGGCATGGATTGAAGAGCATCACGAAGACATCTGTCAGGGCAACCGCGCAGTGGCTAATTTAATTGACGGTGTCACAGAAGTGTATCTGTCGGCGGTGTATAAGCTACGGAACTTGAAATGAACTTCGACATCAATACCCTCGTGACCGTGCTGACCTTTATCGGGGGCCTGATAACCGTATGGGTGAACCTCAACAGCCGTCTGACGTTGCTTGAGGCGCGTCTTGGCTTTGGTGACGAGAAGTTCAACGCCATCGACAAGAAGTTCGACGAGGTGATGATGCACCTCCGCCGGATTGAGGACAAACTGGATAATAAGGCGGATCGATGATGAAACGGTTTCTGTTTGGTTTTGTGGCCGCCACCAGCGCGGCCTCTCTCGTGTTTGCGCAGACTGCTCCCGTGTCGGTGGCTCCGACGGAGTATATCTACAACACGACGACCAACAGCACGTCGAACAACACCAACACGTCCACCAACACGTCCACCAACACGAACAACAACAATTCCACCAGCACGTCGACGAACACGAACACGAACAACAACGTGAACACCAGCACGAGCACGTCGGTCAACACGAACAACAACGTGAACGCCAGCACATCGGTCAACACGAACAACAACAATAACGTGAGCACGTCGGTCAACACGAACAATAACGTCTCGACGAACACGAACATCAACCAAAATACTGGCACGATGACGAACATCAACCAGAACACCAACGTCAATTCTGGCACGATGACGAACATCAACCAGAACACCAGCACGTCGGATAACGTCAACCGGAACATCAATACCGACACGAGCAACAGCACGATCAACCAGAGCGTGAATAGCAGGTCCGATAACACCAACCGGAACATCAACAACGACACGTCGAACTCGACAATCAACAGCACGACGAACAACGTCAACCAGAACAACAACGTCAACGTCTCCGACAGCAAAAGCTATAGCGAGAACGTCTCTCGGCAGGTTATCGATCAGAACATCAAGTCACCGCCTCCGAGCGCCATCGCGCCGAGCATGATGTCCTACAGCCAAGACCTCTGCACCACCGGCCAGTCTGGCGCTGTGCAGACGCAAATCATCGGCCTGTCCGCTGGGCGCACTGTGCGTGATCAAAACTGTGAGCGGATGAAGCTCTCGAAGACCCTGTACGACATGGGTATGCGCGTGGCTGCTGTGAGCCTCCTGTGCCAAGACACCCGTGTCTTCAGGGCGATGGAGATGGCTGGTACGCCCTGCCCGTTCATGGGCGCAATCGGTGAGGCTGCGACAGCGGCATGGGAAGAAAATGCCGACCGCCGCCCCGACGCAGACTAAGCGTCTAATCTCTTTACTGGCTGCATTGCTGGTCAGTACATCTGCGGCTGCGCAGACCTATGAGCCTGCCTTAATCCCCCCGCAAATCAACGGCGCGCCTACCACAATGACGCCCCTCAATCTGGGTGACGATGGCACGCGGAACGTCAGCCTTGGCTTTGAATTTGAGTATTGGGGCCAGACGTTCACCGACGCGTGGGTTTCGAGCAATGGCTTTGTGTCGTTCCAGAGCGGCGCGCATCTGTGCTGCAATGGTCAGCCTATCGAAATGGCGCAGCGCAACACAATCTACGCCTACTGGTCAGACCTAATCAGCTACACTGGCAACCCATATTATCGCCGCGACGACGGCTCGATCCTATTCGGCTGGTATGGCGTGAACGAGTATGGCACGAACAACAGCAGCACCTTCGAGATTGGCCTCTTTGCCGACGGTAAGATACAACTGAATTTTGGCAATCTGGGCTTCTCTGGCTACCGCGACTTTACTGCGGGCCTCACCGGCCCAACTGCCGACGATAACATCCCGCTCTTCTACGGGCGCAACGCGCAGTTCCTTCAGAACCAGTCGGGCCTCTTGTCGTGGATTGCGCCCGAGCCAGAGGTTGTGCCTGTTGACTGCAACGCAACGCCCATGGACCCCACTTGCCCACCGGCATCCGTAGCCATCGATGTCGGCGCACCTGATCCTACGGAAAGCACATCGGACACTGCCGTTGCTTCAGTCGAGCAGACGCCGCAGGAAGAAGTGCAGATGGAAGATGTGGCCGAGCAGGAGATTGAAGAGGCGCAACAGGCGCTGGAGACTGCCGAAGTATCGCTCGAAGCTGACGCCGAAACTGAGGAGGCTGCCGTTGAAGAGGCGGTCGAAGACGACACCGTCGAAGAACTGGTGTCGGAACAGGATTTAGAAGATCTTGATGACGAGCGCCTTTCGCCTGAAGAATTGGCTGCATTGGCGGCGCAAGGCCCCGAAGATGATAAAGAAACTTTAGCCAGTGAAACCTTGGCGTCGCTGGAAGGCGCAGAGAACGCTTTGGAAAGCCAAGACGCATCGGGCGCGGAGCAAGAAGCAAATGCTACGGCGCTTGAGGAGAGCGCGCAGCAATCGGCCTTCTTCGAGGAGGCCGAACAGGCCAGCCAAGCGTCGGCCTTTGAAGGCAACGCACAATCGGTGCAGGGCTTTGCTGGCTTCCAAATGCGCGTTGATTTTGGGTCGAGTGCTTCCGTTGCAGGCGGCAGCGGTGTCGGCCTTGGTTCGTCACCCCTCGACGCCGCCATATCAGTGGGCAGCCCTGTTTCGATGGCTAATACCTTTGAAATTCTGAACAGCGTCGGCGGTCAAAGCAACGCCGCGCCCGCTGCGGCAACCGCCTCATCTGAAAAGTCAGAAAACGAGATGTCGGAAGGCCAATCGGAAACCATCAATGAAATGGGGGCCGTGCCGGGTTTCGCTGCGTACACTCAGACATCCCTGCAAGATAGGGCTGACTTTTACGCAATTCGTGATATATACAGCCGACGTAGGCTGCAAGACGCAAACTTTGAATTGTATCGACTGATGCAGACGAATGATGCCCGCTGGCAGGAGATGGTAGATGAGCAGTACAGATGAGGAACCCAAGGTCGCCTTTGATGAGAGCGGCTTCAGTTTTAAGATTGGTGGCCTGAGCAGTGGCAAGATTGCCATTATCTTCGCGGCTATATCGACCATTGTCGGCGGCCTCTGGGCTGGCTTTCAGGTGTACCAGCAGTTCCTGACTATGAAGGAAGTCACAGCGGCTTATGTGCCGCCTGACCTGTCTGCCATTGAAGGACGCATTTCGGTGCTGGATGAGCGCGTCACGAGTGTCGAGCGTCTGACCAAGATTAACAGCGAAGCCCTAAATTATATGACGGGCAGCATTTCCAGCAGCGTTAGTGGCACGCGCCAGACGGTTGACGCGGTGTCGAGCAGCGTTAGAAACAGCGATGCGCAGAACATGGCGATGCAGCGCGCTGTCATAGAGCAACTGCGTCAGCAGGATCAGGAGCAGCAGCGTCGCATCAAGGAACTTGAGGCTGAGACTGCCGAACGTATTCAAAAGACGCTGGCGAACCCGCTGGCCGGAAAGGACTGATGATGGAAGATAAATTAATGGATGCGCGCATCAAGGCGCTCTTGTTGGCTGCTCGCACGATGGCATTTGTCATCTGCACGATTACCATCGCCATGATCGCAGGCCTGTTCGTGTCGAACGAGATTATCGACAACAAGGACGTCTTCGGCCTCCTCAGCTATGTCATGACCTCGGTTGTCGGCGCTGTGGCTGGCTCCTACGCCACGTTGATGGGTATGAAGGGTGAGCTGGTCCCACCGCCGCCTGAAGACCGCAACGACCCTGAGCCAGAAGAGCCTGCGCCAGCACCACTGCCGCCGCTCGACCTGACGGCAGAGATGGCACCAAAAACATACGACGATCCGCAAGCCACCGTCTTTATCGACGAAGACGACGATGACGATGACATGGAGCCTTGGGAAAAGTATCGCAACGATATGCGCTATGACGCCAACGGTGACGGCGTAGTCGATGAACTTGATTTCCCTGATTGGCGGAGTGCTGGCAAATGAGCATGATAGAACTTCAGAAGAAGATTGGCGTAACGGCTGACGGGGCTTTCGGCCCCGGCACGCTGAAGGCCGCCGCATCCTACTTCAAGCTAAACAAGAACCGCGCTGCCCACTTTTTTGCTCAATGCGCGCACGAGAGTGGCAACTTCAAAGCGTTCAGCGAGAACCTGAACTACGGCGCAAAGGGTCTGCGCGGCATCTTCGGAAAGTACTTTCCGACCGATGCGCTGGCTAAGGCTTACGAGCGTCAGCCGATGAAGATTGCCAACCGTGTCTATGCCAATCGCATGGGCAATGGTGACGAAGCGTCGGGCGAAGGTTTTCTGTACAAAGGCCGAGGTCCCCTCCAACTCACTGGCAAGAACAACTACCGCGCATTCGGTAAGTATATCGGGCGCGAACAAGAGATTTTGGACAACCCAGACCTCGTCGCTACCGAACTCGGCTTTGAAAGCGCCCTGTGGTTCTTTGACGCAAACAAGCTCTGGTCGATCTGCGACCAAGGCATCAACGACGCTGCGATCCTCGCACTGACGAAGCGGATCAACGGGGGCACTCACGGCCTCGATGACCGTAAACTGAAAACCAAGAAGTATGCTACTTGGCTCTAAGGAGAAGAACAATGGATTTGAAAAGCGTATTGAAGAAGGAAGCCGAAAAGGCGATCCTCAAGAAAGCCACCAACAAGATCTTGCCGATGGCCGGAGACGCGCCGAAGTTCGGTAAGAAAAGCAAAATCGCAGCCGTTCTTATCACTTTCGCAGGCATTGCAACTGCCCTCGCCGAATATCTGTAGGCGGTGTCTGTCCAAACCAATAAAAAACAGGTATAGAGGCCCCTATGTCCACGACGATGACCTTCGAGAGCCTTCAACAGGATGTCCGCCGCTACCTTGAGCGCGGCGCGACACTCGCGTCTGACGCTGTCGTTTACGAGCAAATCCCGCGCCTCATCAACTTGGCGGAGCGCAAGATTGCTCGTGAACTCAAGGTTCAGGGCTTCATCAATGTCGTGACGGGCGAGCTCAACACTGGGCAATCGGTTTACCCTAAGCCCGACCGCTGGCGCGACACCGTGTCGATTAACATCGGCACGGGCGCAACGGGTGACAATCGCAAGTTCCTGTTCACGCGCGATTACGAATATATTCGCACGTACTGGCCCAACGCGCTCGACACCGACCAGCCTGTTTTCTACAGCGACTATGACTATAGCCACTGGTTGATCGCGCCAACGCCCGATCAAGATTACCCCTTCGAGATCCTCTATTACGAATTGCCGCCGTTGCTCGACGACAGTGTGCAGACGAATTGGGTCACGGAATACGCTCCACAGCTTCTGCTTTACGGCACGCTGGTGGAAGCCACGCCGTTCCTCAAGAACGACGAACGCATCCAAGTTTGGCAGAGCATGTATGATCGCGCGGCGGCGATGCTAAACGGCGAAGACCTTGGTAAAATCCTCGACCGATCCGCTGTGCGCAAGGAGGCCTAATAATGTCCACATCGTTCACTCAGGTCTTCGGGGGCAGCACGATCTACCCCTCGGACGTGTCGTATCTTCCGCTGTCGCTGTCCGGCGATGTAACGCTTGAGTGGCCGCTTGAGGCCACCACCGGCAACAACGTCGTCGCCCGCATCATCGATGTAACGCCGACTGGCGTCTACACCATCATCATGCCTGACGCGACGAAGGTCGGCGTGGGCCAGACGATCCTCTTCAACAACCTCGGCCCTAGCATCGTCACGGTCGACACTGCCGCAGGCAACGCCATTCTCAGCATGAGTGCAGGCGAGCAGTGGCAGATTTACCTGACGGACAACACAACGGTCGCAGGAACGTGGCGCGTCTTCCGTTACGGCGCGGCTACCGCACAGGCGCAAGCCTCTGCGCTCGCAGGCCCCGGCCTCGTTGCCCTCGGCTCAACCCTCGCGCAGAACGCCGAGGTTGTCGATTTCTCCTCAACGCCAGTCACGACGACGACAGGCGACCGCGCTAAGACTTTTGTCTGGACAGGCGCACTGGGCACGTTGAACTTGCCAACTTCCGTCTCGGCGACTGACGGCTGGTTCATCAACCTGCGCAACAGCGGCACGGGCGACCTTGTCGTCGACCCATCTGGCGCGGAACAGATTAACGGGGCGAGCACGCTCACCTTGCAGCCGGGCGACAGCGCCAGCATCGTGACCGACGGCATCCAGTGGTACACCATCGGCCTCGGCCAGCAGGCGGTCTTCGCCTTCGACTACACGTCTGTCGCCGTCACTACAGGCACGTACACGCTGAGCGGATCTGAACTGAACCGGATTGCCTACAAGTTCACAGGCACCCTGAGCGGCAACGTGACTGTCGTCGTGCCTGCCACCGTGCAGCAGTACTGGATCAATAACCAGACGACGGGTGCCTTCACCCTCTCTGTCCGCGTGTCGGGCAGCTCATCCCCTGTTGTTGTGACGCAGAACACGACGGGTATCTACTATTCCGACGGCACGGACATCATCACCGCAACGACTGCGGCGGCATTCGCAGGCGTGGTCGGCATCTCACAGGGCGGCACCGGCGCGACCAGCGCAGGCTCCGCGCTGACCAACCTCGGCGGCACGGGCATCGGCACCGCCGTCTTTACGGCATCCACAACGGCTGCTGCCCGCTCCGCCATCGCGGCGGCTGCCTCTGGCGCGAATAGCGACATCACCTCGATTACGGGCCTCACAACGGCCCTGACCGTTGCGCAGGGCGGCACAGGATCTACGACAGCCGCAGGTGCGCGCTCTAACCTCAGCGCGGCCCAGTCGGGCAGCAACAGCGACATCACCGCGCTAACCGCCTCTGGCGGCGTACAGGTCGGCGCGCCGACGGGTGGCGCGCAGGGCACAGGCACGATCAACGCGACGGGTCTATTCATCAACGGCGTGGGCGTCGGCACGGGTTCAGGCTCGGTGACCAGCGTCGGGCTGACCGTCCCCTCGTTCCTGTCCGTCACCGGATCTCCTATCACGACTTCAGGCACGCTCGCCGTCTCGCTGTCAGGCACTGCGCTACCTGTCGCCAACGGCGGCACGGGCCAGACCTCGTACACCGACGGCCAGCTTCTGATTGGTAACAGCACCGGCAACACGTTGACCAAGGCAACCCTAACGGCTGGCTCGGGCATCAGCATCACTAACGGCGGCGGCTCGATTACGATCACGTCGACGGCTGGCGGCGGTACGGTTACCTCAGTCGACGCCTCGGGCGGCACGACGGGTCTCTCCTTCTCCGGTGGCCCTGTCACTGGAAGCGGCACGCTGACGCTTGGCGGCACTCTGGCCGTCACGAATGGCGGCACAGGTGGCGCTACGGCCTCTGGTGCGCGTCTGAACCTCGGCGCGGCTGCCTCTGGCGCTAACAGCGACATCACGTCTCTATCGGGCCTCAGCACGCCTCTGAGCATCGCGCAGGGCGGCACAGCCTCCTCGACGGCTGCGGGCGCACGCAGCAGCCTTGGCGCGGCTGCCTCGGGTGCAAACAGCGACATCACGGCTCTATCGGGCCTGACGACCGCATTGAGCATAGGACAGGGCGGCACGGCATCGACGACGGCTGGAGGCGCGCGTACCAACCTTGGCGCGACGGCCATCGGCAGCAGCATGTTCACGCTCGCCAACCCGAGTGCCGTTACGTTCCCCCGCTTCAACGCAGACAACACGGTCTCGGCTCTCGACGCGGCGTCGTTCCGCTCGGCCATCGGCGCGGGCACCAGCTCCACCACCGGCACCGTCACCTCAGTTGGCGGTACTGGATCGGTCAACGGCATCACGCTCACGGGCACCGTCACCTCCTCGGGTAACCTGACGCTCGGCGGCACACTGTCTGGCGTCAGCCTGACCACACAGGTCTCAGGCACTCTGCCTGTCGCCAACGGCGGTACAGGCGCAACCGACGCGGCAACTGCTCGGTCTAACCTTAGCGTCCCCTCGGCTACTGGTTCCGGCGCGTCGGGCACTTGGAGCATAAGCATCAACGGCAACGCGGCGACCGCCACCTCGGCTACGACTGCTGGGTCCGCCACCTCGGCAACTACGGCTGGCTCGGTCACCAATGCGGTAACCTTTAACAATACCGGCGGGGCAGCGGCGGGCACGACGTTCAACGGGTCGGCAGCACGCACGATTGACTACAGCACCGTTGGTGCTCCTAAAGCAGACGGCACAGGCGCATCCGGCACTTGGGGTATTAACATCAGCGGCAACGCGGCGACGGCAACGTCGGCTACAACAGCTACCTCCGCTACAACCGCTACAACAGCCACCAATGCAACAAACGCGACGAATGCGACGAATGCGACGAACGCAACGACGGCGACCACGGCAAACGCGCTCAACACCAGCAACAACTATCAGGTCAACAGCCTTGGCGTTGGCACTGCTGGCTCCGGCACTGCCGGTGAAATCCGCGCGACCAATAACGTCACGGCCTACTATTCGTCGGACGCGCGTCTCAAGGAGAACGTGCAGCCGATTGAAAACGCCCTCGACATCGTAACGACAGTCGGCGGCAAGACGTTCGACTGGACCGACGCATACATCGCAGAGCATGGCGGCGAAGACGAATACTTCGTCAAGAAGTCCGACTTCGGTGTCATCGCGCAGGACGTGGAGGCTGTGTTCCCGCTTGCTGTCCGCAAGCGCCCAGACGGCACGCTGGCCGTTGACTACGAGAGGCTGGTCGCCGTGGCATTTGCTGCCATCAAAGAGCTAAAGGCGGAACTGGACGAGCTACGAGGAGCTAAATAATGACGCTCAACTCTTCAGGCCCAATCAGTCTGGGTGGCAGCACGGCGGGGCAGTCCATCAACCTCGAACTGGGTAAATCCGCTACCGCCACGGTCTCGCTGAACGACACCGACGTCCGCACGCTGGCGGGCGTTGCGTCTGGCGCTATTGTCATGCCGACCAACTTCTACGGCAAGAGCAATGTCCTTATTACTTTCAGCGATTACGGCGTTTTCGCTGCGGGTTTTGGGTATTCCGAAGCAGCGTACGCAATTTTCGGTGCTGGTGCCGCCATCGGCCAAGTATATGAGGCGCTTAACGGTGGCTCTTATATGTATGTAGAACAGTGGTGCACACCAACCAGCCAAGGTGGAAACTACGAAGTTTACGCTAGTGTGACAGCCGGTTCGGTTACTGGCACGGTTAACTCTTGGGTAGCGACGACTGCCAACCCCGCTTGGCTCGTAGATATTTCTGGGTCAGGAAACTCTGCGTATGCCCAACTAGCCTTCCAAGTTCGCCGCACTGGCACTGCCACGGTGCTTGATACGTGGACCGTAGACCTCAACGCGGAAGCTCTGTAATGGCAGACAACGTCGTCCAGATCCGCTCTCTCCCCGGCATCAAGCGGGACGGCACCAAGTTCGAGGGTGACCAGTACGTTGACGGGCAGTGGGTCCGCTTTCAACGTGGCTTGCCTCGTAAGATGGGCGGCTATCGCTCGGTCAACAAGTTCCTGCGCGGCTTGCCCCGCACGCTCACGGAGTACACGCAGGATCTGCTGACCTATGTCCACGCCGGATCGGCTAACCTCGTCGAACGGTTCTACATTGACGGCACGTACAACACGAGCGTCATCAGCAACCGCACGCCGACATCGAGCTTCACGGCCAACGACGGAAATCTCTGGCAGTTTGCCCTCGGCTATGATCTGACGAACGGCAACCAGCTTGTCGCGCAGGTCGCGCCGAACTTGAACTGCATCTGCAACAGCGACGGCGGCGAGCTCTTCGTCGGCGACCTTCTCGCCACGACCGCCTTGACGCGAGTTACGGCTGTTCCCGCAAATTTCAGCGCCACTGGCGGCGTCGTATCGCTGCCTCCCTACACTGTTGTTTTTGGCAATGACGGCTACGTTGCGTGGTCGGTTCCGAACGGACCTGACGACTTCACCAGCTCCGGTGCGGGGAATGCCTATGTGACCGGCCAAAAGATTGTGCGCGGCATGCCGTTGCGCGGCGGCCCCGGTAACAGCCCCTCGGGCCTCTTGTGGTCCGCAGACAGCATTGTGCGTATGACATACATAGGCGGAACGCCAGTCTTCCAATTTGACACAATCAGCACCGAGAGCTCAATCCTGTCGGCGCAGTCGGTCATCGAGTATGACGGCGTCTTCTATTGGATTGGGACCGACCGCTTCCTGATGTTCAACGGCGTCGTGCGCGAGGTCCAGAACAATCTGAACATCAACTTCTTTTTCGACAACCTGAACTATGCCCAGCGGCAGAAAGTGTTCGCGGTAAAGGTGCCACGCTTTGGCGAGATCTGGTGGTGCTTCCCGTTCGGCGACAGCCTCGAGCCGAACCACGCCGTTGTCTACAACGTGCGCGAAAACATCTGGTACGACACGCCGCTGCCCAACGGTGGTCGCGGCGCGGGCTTGTTCCCTGCCGTGTTCCGCAAGCCGCTCATGTCGGGCGTCGAGCAGCAGAATTACGAGGCCACTGCGGTCACAATCACGGCGGCAGGCACCGGATACGCCGTGGGCAACACCCTACTCGTCAGCGGCGGGATCGATGTCTTTCCGACTGAGCTGACTGTGACGACGGTCAACGGCAGCGGAGGTATTACCGGCATAACCATCACCAACGCGGGCAGCTACACAACGCCGCCAACCAACCCTGTGTCGGTCACAGGCGGCGCAGGCTCTTCGGCCACGTTCACTTTGACCTTTGTCCAGCCCTACAAGTTCTGGGTGCATGAGGTCGGGACGGACGAGATTGACGGCACAGTGGTTAACCCAATCCTCTCCTACTTCGAGACGGGCGACATGTCGCTTCCAGTCCAGTCGCAGACCAACAAGGCCCTTCAAGTCCTTATGCTGGAACCTGACTTCGTGCAGTCTGGCGACATGACCGTGCAGGTCATGGGCCGCGCCAACGCTCGCGCGCCGGAAGTGAACGGCGAGCTCAAGACGATCTACGAAAACCCGCAAACGCCGCAAGAGCAGGTCATCTATTTTAAGGACCAGCGGCGCGAGATGCGCTTCCGTTTTACGAGTAATGCCATCGGCGGAAACTACGAGATGGGCCTTATTCTTGGGCACGTCCAGCCCGGCGACGGCACGGTCATCGGCTGATGGCTATCAATCCCATCGGTATGTCATTGCTCGAATGGGCAGATGCTGTTATATTGACCACGAATGATGCTTGGGCGTTTGGGAAACTGGACGACGAAGCTGATTGGCAACGATGGGCCACAGGGTTTGTACGCGCGTCTCCCTTTACGCAGCGCGCCCTGCCTGACCCCTTTCAATTTACGGACTGGCGCGAGTGGGCTATGCGGGTTTATCCAATGCTTGAGGAACAAAACTGATGTATATCCCCGGCTTCACCAACTATTTGGAAGCGTCCATACCTGAGTATGGCGCGGAACCAATCATGGATGCGCCCCAGCGTGCGCTGGTCGAGCCGATGACACAGGAGGCCGTCGCGCCTGCCGAAGTGCCCTTCGATATTAATAGTTTGGCTGGCTTGGATTTAAGCGGCCTGAACAGCCTGTACGGGATGAACTTCGGTTCTAACTTCGGCGGCGGTGGCGCTGGGGGCGGCATATACCAAGCCGATCCGAACCTACAATACATCGGCGCACCAAAGTCTAACAAAGGCAACCCCACCTCGCGAACCGGCGGCAACACGTTCGCGGTGCGGGCTGACCAGCCGGTGCGCCTCGTTGACCATCGCACCAACCAGATCGTGTTCGAGGGCACAGGCTTTGACGCCGCGCGCAAGGCAACTGAATTAGGTCAGGGCTTGACGAACCAGTTTGGTCGCAAAGCGAACTACAGCATTCAAACCGCCGACCCGTCCGGTAACTACTCAACCGTTGCGTATGAGAAGAAGAACAAGAGCGTTCTCGGCAAGATTGGTGACGTAGTCGGCACGGTGGCTCCTTTGGCATTAGGCTTCGTACCGGGCTTCGGCCAGCTTAGCCTTCTTGCAAAAATGGGCGCTGCCGCTGGCGCAGGTGGCTTAGGCGCTGCGCTCAAGGGCGACGACATCCTTAAAGGTGCCTTACTCAGCGGCGCTACTGCGGGCCTAGTAAGCGGCACGGGCCTTGATAAAGCGATTGGCGGTGCCCTGAGCAATGCTACCAAAGGCGTAGCACAAGGCGCGGCGCAGGGAGCCGCACAAGGTTTAAGCGATGACATCGTTGTCACCGCGCTTTCTCGGCTTGCCCAAGGCACAGGCGGCGCACTCGGCCAAGCGGCTCTATCGGAGGCAGGCAACGCCGCCTCGCGTGCGCTAAGTGGCTACAAAACGCCAGCCGAGCAGTTTGCGCAGCAGCCGCTGCCCGAGGCATTTCAGCCTCCAATAGACGACACTATTAACGTAATCGCAAACCGAGCGGCGTCCGCTGCGCCAAATTACGGCGGAGCACTAGCCAACACCCTCGGCCCTATAGCCACAGAGTTTCTACCGAAGGGTGCTTTGCCCGAACCTCTGCCGTCGGAACCAACCCCTGTAACGGAACCAACCCCTGTAGCGGAACCCGCGCCAGTGGACGACAGCATCGTTGTCAGCGGCAACAGGTTCGTATCTGGATCGGGATCACCGTTCGCAGCGGCGGTCCCTATCCCCGTAAACGCAATGCTTTCAGGCGCGTTGAGCGCCGCAGAGCCTGCGCCTGCGGAAAAGACAGCAGAAGAGATTGAAGCCGAAAAGAACCCGATTGTCGTCACAGCTCCGACAAACCTGTTGCCCGCTGACTTCGTCACCTCTGCCGCAGCAGCCGCAGCCGCCAACGCGGCAAACGGCATGGGTGACGCCCCCGACCGTGCGGAGATGACGGACGAGGAACTAGACACGTACATGAACTCCGACGCGGCGACTAAAGGCTTGTCCCTTTCGGACATCGCCGACTATCTGCGCCTCGGCAGCACAGGCGTTGGCCTAATCGGTGGTCTGATTGAGGGCGGCAAGGGCGGCTCCTCGGGCGTTCGCTATCCGGGCGGCGGCACGGGGACGCTCAACCCGCTGTTCTCAGCCAAGCTTCCTGCACCGAACATGCCCGGCGCGACTGGCAACTTCGCCGCTCGGCCACAGTCCGACTTTGCCGTAGTAAACGGCCAACCTCGTGACTGGACGCGGTACGGCTTCGGCCCCGAGGCGAGCTTCTTTAACTACGCGTCGCAGCCCGGCTCTGCGCCTGTCAGCGCGCCTATCACCACACCTATTCCAAACGAGCCTAGCGCCCCTGCGATGTACGCCCCCGACGTCGACAACATGCGCTTCGCACGGGGCGGCTCGCCCAAGCGTAACGCATTTGCAGTCAGCGGCCCCGGCACTGGCCGCAGCGACGACATCCCTGCGGTGCTGTCCGACGGCGAGTATGTGATGGACGCGGAGACCGTGGCCCTGCTGGGCGACGGATCGAGCAAGGCGGGTGCCGAAGCTCTGGATCGGCTGCGCGTTAATTTGCGCAAGCATAAGGGACAAAAACTTGCTAAGGGCAAGTTCAGTGTAAATGCAAAACGGCCAGAGCGTTATCTGGTAGGAGGACGTATCTAATGGCGCTCAGCGACTTCTTGAACAACGGCCAAATCCCCGCAGGATCTGCGGTCAAGTCTACGACCAGCCAGACGGTGCTGCCCGAGTGGTACACCAACTACGCTATGCAGCTCTTGTCGAACCAGCAGGCTGTCCAGAACCGCCCATACGAGACGGCTCCGATGCCGCGCGTTGCGGAGTTTACACCGGGCCAGCAGCAGGGCTTCGGGATGACCAACACGGCGGCCAGCGCGTACCAGCCCGGTCTGACGGCGGCCACAGACGTGACCAAAGCGGCCCTCGCCGCTCCCGGCGCTCTGCCCACCGCGCAGCCATATGTGACGCAGGCAGGACAAAGCACAGTCGCCAACATCGGCCAGTACATGAACCCATACACGGAGCAGGTCGTCAAGCGGATCGGTGAAGTGGGCCAACGCAACCTGACCGAGAACCTTCTTCCCGCTATCGAAGGCCGCTACATCCAATCAGGTCAACTCGGCTTCGGCGCTCGTGAGGGTGCGGGAACGCCATCAGGAATGCTGACGGACACGGCACGCGCTCTCCGCGACACCAGCTCCGACATCCTCGGCAAGCAGACAGAAGCCCTTCGCAGCGGCTTCACTGAAGCTGCGGGTCTCTCTGCGGCTGATCTGGCGCGCATGGGCCAACTCGGCCAGATCGTCGGCGGCCTGCAAACTTCCGACCTCACACGCCTCCTTTCAGGCGGAGAGCAGCTCGGCGGTCTCGCCGCATCCGAACAGGCCCTCGGCCTCAAGGGCGCGCAGGCTGTCACGGGCGTCGGCGCAGAGCAGCAGGCTCTCAACCAGAAGAACCTTGACGTCGCCTACAGCGACTTCCTCAAGCAGCAGGGCTACCCGCAAGAGCAGATTGACAAGGCCCTCGGCACGTTCCGTGGTCTGGCGGGCGCAGCACCCGGCGCGACGATTGACGAGGGCATCGTTCCTAGCGGCGTGGACTATAAGGGCACGCCAACGACTGCGGCGACAATCGCAGGCGCTCTGTCGGGCCTTGGCGGTGTACTGGCTGGCGCTAAGGAAGGCTCCGCCCTCAGCAAGTTGCTGGGCTTCGGCTAATGGATAAAACTTTTATCACCCAGCAGAACTATGATGACTTGGTTGCGCAAGAAGGCCAAGAGGCGGCTGACCAGTTCATGCGCAAGTACGACCTTGCGGTCCGCCCGAACGAAGTTGAATTTAGGCCCGTTTCTGGTATGAGCGCCGGTGGAGAAGACGATATGGACCCCGAGGCAGATTTTGCTGTTGCAGATGAGGACGCCGCAGACAACACAGGCGAAGAGGGATCGAGCCTTGCCGTTGCGGGCCCCAAGTCTGATACCTACACCGACTGGGAACAAGACCAACTTGCCTTCATGAAGAAGGCACAGGACCAACGGTTGAAGCAGTTCAATGACGCAAAGGCCTACATCGAGAAGAACTATCGCGGACCTAGCCTGTCCGAGCAGCTCTTCGCAATGTCTCAGGCCTTTCTGAGCCCAACCAGCATGCCCGGCTTTAAGGGCACACTGGCGAACATCAGCCCTGTCTTCGGCCAGATTGCCAAAGCGCAGCGCACCGCTGAAGAGCAGCGCGCCGAGGCTCTCATGAAGCTTCAGCAGCAGTATCAGACGGGCGAGTTGGGCGCGGAAGGCGAGGCGCTCAAGAACCGTCTGGCCGTCATCAAAGCGCGCGCAGCCGCGAACAAGCCGCAGTATATCCGCACTGAAGATCCTGTGTCGGGCAAGGTCACTATCACGCCTGTTTTCCCGAATGGGCAACAGGGTACCGCAGCGGGGAACGGCCCGACGCTTGAGAACACGCGGTACATCCGCAACCAAGCCGACATGATCAGGCTGCCGCCTGAAATCAGATACTTCATCGCGGTGGACGACCCGAACCAGACACCACGCCCGATCCCCGGAAGGTAAAAGCTATGGCTCAAAAGAAAGATTGGTGGGAAAGCTACGAGGAGGCAGGAGGTCAAGGCTCCCCCTCGCGCAGCATCGTTGTGCAGCCCGGTTCCCCCGTGAAAGAAAGGGAAATCGAAGCGGGGATTGGGCAGAAGCAAGCGGGGGCCGCATCCTCGGCAGCTTCTGCCGAACAGACGCGGACGCTGCTTCCTGCCAAGGCGAGCAAAGCTCAGTCTGACGCCGAGCTGGCGCAGATTAAGACTGAAGCCGCTCGCATGGCGTTGGAAAAGGCAAAGGCGCTCATGCGCAACCGTCCGGTCGGCGACGCGCTGACCGAGGCGCAGAACCTTGTTCTGACAGAAATCAGGAACGCTGTTAAGGCACGCAAGCTTAGCCGTGACATGTTCGGCGCAAGCGGCCTCGGGCAGGGTATCACGTCAGCGTCTATATTCTCCGGCTCTCCGGCAAACAGCGTCCTTGCGCTTCTCAAACCCATTCAGGCGAACACGGCCTTTACCAAACTGCAAGACATGCGCGCCAAAAGTCCAACGGGCGCGGCACTGGGTGCCGTGTCGGATCGTGAACTTCAGTTGCTCTACAGTACTGAGGACGCGATTGACCCTGCGGCGAGCGACGAAGTCTTTCAGGACGGCATGGGCACGGTCATCAGGAACCGACTGACAGTCGCCAACCGCCTCGGCATCTCCCCCGAAGCTTTGGCCGAGGCCCTCGGGCCAGAAGAAATCCAGACCTTTGGCTCGGACATCAAGTCCTACCGCTTCGTCCCTGAAGATGTGAAGGCGCTTCAGGCGTATGTTGCGAAGACCAAGAAGGATGGCACCTTCGACCCGACGGACTTTGCCGCACTTATGGGCAGCGCATACTACAACGCCACTGGCCGCGAACCAGACGAGAACTTTGTAAAGAATGCTCTCGACACCGGCATGAACTTGCAGACCAGTGAGGGCGCAGGTCTTTCGGACTTTAGCTATGAGCAGGCCGACAAGGACGCGCAGAAGATGCTCGGCGTTCAAGCCAATGCTGGGGGCAAGACCGAACTTGGCTGGGGCGAAGTGCTCGGCGGCGCGGCGTTGAACTTTATCCCGAGCACCTTTGAGCTTGCATACGATACGGCCAAGGCCCTGACTGTCGATCTGCCTGACACGGTTGAGAGCCTTGTGAAGGTCGTTGGCGGCGCGACTGGCCTCACAGACGACACCCAGTATGAGGCCCTGAAGAAATACTACATGGATCGTTACGGGAGCATTGAGGGCTTCAAACAGGCCCTCATGACAGACCCAGCGTCTATCGCCGCTGACATCGCGGGCCTCGCAACAGGCGGTGCTACGATCCTTGCGAAGACTGCGGGCCTTGCGTCCAAGGTCGGGAAGATCGGCGCACTATCGAACGCGGCCAAAGCCGCTGAAGGTTTCGCCAGTGTCGCTGAAGGCTTCGCCACTGGTGCGAGTAAGCTGGACCCAACACGCTTGGCGGTTGGCACAACCAAACTTGGCGCAAAGGCCCTTGGCAATGTGGCGGAACAGCTCGCTGTGAACGCCCCTGCTCGCATGGTTGGTGCGACGGGCGCTGACGTCAAGCAGGCCTTCAGTGCTGGCAAGCGCGGATCTCAGGAGTTTGTTGAGCAAGCAACGGAAACGGGCGACGTTCTCGATCCCTTGGCTAAGGCCGACGCAGCCCTTAGCGAACTCTATCTGAACCGCAGCCGTGATTATACGCGCCGCATGAAGAAGCTAAAGCAAAATCCAGAAATCTTGTCCTTTGACGATGTCGAACAGGCTATTGAAGGCGTCCGCAATGTTGGGCGGCATAAAGGCATCGACATTTCTGGTGCTGGCGGCGTGTGGGACGAAATCGACGCGAAGTACATGGAGTTCTTCGACAAGGGTCTGAACAGCATCGAAGACTTTGATGCGATGAAGCGCGCGATTAAGGAAATCGGCAGCCGCTACCAAGTCGGTACGCCTGAGTTCAAGGTCGCGAATGATGTCGCAAAGTCGATCAACGCCACCATCACCGCAAAAGCTCCCATATACTCCAAGGTTATGGGCGACTATCGTCTAGCGAGTGATACCCTCGCCGACGTGAAGGCATCGATTGGTGCAGGTGCAAAGAGTGCAGATACCACCCTCTCGAAGCTCATGCGTGCGCAGTCCGGTAAAGGCCCGCGTGGCAACTCGGTTATCCAATTACTTGAGAGTACGAAGAGCGGCAAGGGTCTTGGGGACATGCTGGCAGGACGCAACCTGTCGAGCACTGAACCCCGTGGCATGGCACCAAGCATGATGACGACTGGGGGTGCTGCTGCGGGTTCTCCTGAGCTTCTTCTCGCCTCCACGCTATCGCCTCGCGGCCTTGGCATGAAGGCCTATGAGCTGGGCGAAAAGTACGGCGCAGCAGAGCGCGGTATTGGCGCAGCGGGCCGCATGATTGGCGCGGATCAGTACATCCCGAAGGCAGTCAATCTGGTGCAGGAGTATACGCCGGGCGTGAAGCGCGCCGTCTTCGGCATGCAGCCTATCATCCAGAGCCAGCAAGACCCGTTCACCCTCACGACGGTCACTCCTGAAGAGCGCAAGAACGCCCTGATGGCGCGCTACGCCGCAACGGCCATACCGCAGGCTGCCTTGGTGGAGCGCGCGCCGCTGTCGCTTGAGCAGTACCGCGTTGGCCTTCCGGGGGAGGGCAGAACGGATCTGACCGAGCTTTTGAAGATGTATACAGGCGAAGACAACGAACAGCCCGTTGAAGAAGAGCAGCCCGGATTTGCGCGCGGCGGCATCGTCATGGCACCGAGCATGTTCTAATGGCACAGGATTATAGCTCGAAGGGTTTAGGTTAATGACTGGTAGCGTTTCATCCCGCAAAAAGAATGCCGAAAGGGCCCGCCAACGTCGTATCGATGCGATGAAGGTGGAACGCCGCCGCGCCAATGAAGCCGCGACATCCAACGCAGGAAAGCTCGGCAGCGGGATTGCGTCGATACCGAGCCGCGTCGTGAAATACGCCAAAACCTCTACGCCTTCGAGCGTTGTTCGTGACGTCAAAAATATTGCCACGTCCACTTACGATGCGGCGGTGGAAGATCCGAACGCGTTTATCGAAGACGCGATATTCTCTCCGCTTGCGGCTATCCGTGACTTTGGTGATGCGCGCGCAATGGCGCAAAAGCTCCGTGAGCAGGGCCGCTATGCCGAGGCAGAAAAGATGGAAGCACTGGCGGGCACTGCTGTAATGGCCGCCGTGCCTATCCTCGGACGGCCCGCAGGTGTTACACTGCGCAACGCAGTGAAAACCGCAGAAAAGACGGCTATAAAAGACGCGGTGAAAGGTGCTACGAAGGCGGCACCCTCGGACCTAACTGTAACGCCGAAGGCGACCACAATAATCGCCGGTGTCGAAGAGAAGAAACCTTCGCGGGCCATCCAGCGTTTTGCCGAGCCGCGTTCTGGCCCAAGCACAAAAGAACGCCCCCTCGCCCAAACAAGGACACCTCTACCCGAAACAGCGCCCGCGCTACCGTCCAGCGTTTCTGGTTCGTTTGATGCCAGCCAGAACGTCCCGATGACCTATAAGGGCATGCAGCCTTGGGAACTGACTAGCACCCAGATGGCTGATCTCGGCGATACGCTGGGCGTGCCAAATCTTGGGCCACTGAACGAGCCTGTCTCCTTTCCTTATGAGGCAGGCGGTGGTGAACGCTTCGACATACCGGGCGGCCTCGAAGGCAGGTTCACCTATGAAGACATGGCGAAGATGAAAGCTTCGGGCATCGATCCATCGCGGATTGATCCTGAACTGCACCGTGGCATCCAGCGTAAGCTGATGCTGTCAATGGACGAGCCTGAAGGTCTCTCGGACGCCAAGGTGCTTTCGGGCCTGACCTTTGGCTACACCTCACCAAACAACCCGCTGACACCAAACCAACTCGCGACATCGCGCCTTCGTATGAACTCGATGGAAGATTTGGATCGCATCATAAATAGCAGGCCGTGGGAGCTTTCCGACGCGGTCACGAAAGATCAGCGAGAAGCTTTTAGCGAAGATCTTGCCAATCGGTTGGGCTTGGGTGCTGCCTCAAAGGGCGGGATAGGCGCACGCGGCAGCGTCGACTATTCCGGTTATACCGACTTTTTAGATCTGTTCCGTCGCGACCCCTCCTTCTTCCACCGTGGTGCGGACGAAGCATGGCCCGCACTGGTGGAGCGCATAGCAACGCAGGTGCCGGGCTTGTCGAACAAGACTGGATCTTTTGGCGTTGCGTGGCAGCCAAATGCTGGGGTGTCGGCTATCGACCGCCACATGGCAAACAGGTACATGGACACAATCTTGGCTGATCCAGCCAAGCGAGATGCCTTTGAAAAACGCGCCTTGAACCTTGCGGCGACCCGTGCTGCCAAAGAAGGGAAAGAGGCACCCACGAACTTTGCTGATTTGAACAAAGGTCTGGTGCAAGAGCTTCTTCTGGCGGAAGTTGGCAACTCGCCTTCTCCGAAGTTCCGCATGAAGTCTGGTGAGGTGAACCCCGCCGTCCCCGACTATCTTGCCGATGTTGACTGGATCTCTGAACCGCAAAAAGCGGAACTAATGGGGCAGACCTACAAGGACGTCGTTAACGCAAACGAAGAGGCGATGGCCGGTTCAGGCCTGCACCTGTTCGGCAACCAGTGGAACATCTGGGATCGCATCCGCCAGCGCCTTGAGCCGCATGAGAATATGTTCCCCGGCCTTGAAAACATCCCGAGGCTGAACGTCGACCAGATGCGGGTTATCGACACCGCCCACGGTCTGACCGGACACAAGAACTACAGCAAAGATAGCGACTTCAGGCTCCAGCCAACGAAGGCTGGGGACTACCGGCGGTTCCGTTATTTCTCGGATGGGGGCTTCGCTGTAAAGAAGCGTGATGAGGCTTTTGCTGTCCACAAATAAATGCTGTTGATAGGCATGAAGAGAACCAGAGGCTGATCTCGTGTAGATCGGCCTCGTCCTTCACCGCCATAAACGCTTTTGCCCACGCATCCGCGTCAACGCACATGTCCTGTTCTAGTTTCCGTCTGACCTCGTGTGTCAACGCCCCTCTCCTTTGGCTTCGGCCAGCAGCGCGGCATAGGCTATGTTATCCTCGGCACTATCGGCGTGATACTCGCTGCGCGTGAACAGGCGAACAAGCTTGACCTGCTGCATGAACATCCAGCCTTCGCTCTCGGTCAGGTCGCGGCCTGTGATGGCATTGAAGGCCGTCACGATCTTGCCCATCGACCGTTCGCCCTCTGGCTCGTCGTAGGTCGCAGATCGGTCGTGCATGTGCGCCGCAGCGCGGCCCAGCAGCTCGGCGGCCTTCGGCTCTGGCATCTTGGGTGTCGCATGCGACTGGAAGCAGTCCATCGTCTTCGTCAGCGTATCATACTCGACGTCGCAGAAACTGCATATAAAGCTCTTGCTCATTTCGTTCTCCGTTTCAGTGCTTCCAACAAAACCTCTTGTATCGTCTTCTTGGACGTGAGGCGGTGCATAACGAGACTATCGACCGTGTTGCGGGCGAGGATAGGGTAGATGAAGACTGGGCGATCATAACCCGCCTGCTTCTGCCGCATCGGGCCGATGCGCTCAATGATCTGCATATGCTCTTCGAGGTTCCAGTTGACCCCATAGAAGGCCAATATATTGCCCCCATCGGCAAGGTTCAACCCGTGGCCTGCCGACGCAGGGTGCGCAAACAGGATCGGGATCTGCCCGGCGTTCCACTGCCTAATCGTGTCAGGGTCTGCGTCCAAGACCCGACCGTTACGAAAGCGATCCCGCAGCCGCGCCAAGTCATGCTTGAAATTATAGGCCACCAACACGGGCGCGCCGTTGGCTTCCTCGATGATGCTTTCCAGCGCATCCAGCTTGGCCGCGTGAACTGGCTCCCAGTTGCCCTCGTCATCTACGTACATCGCGCCGTTGGCGAGTTGCAAACACTTCTGCGTGCGCACTGCCGCGTTGACGGCCTCGACACCCTCCTCACCGATCTGCGCGAACATCTCGGTCTCCATGTCCGTGTACATGTCCCGCGCGTCGGGCGGCAGGTCGATGTAGATCGGGTTGGTGATTGGCTCGTCGACTGGCAGGCCGCGCACGGTCAGGCAGATGTCCTTGAGCCGCTCCTCGACCTCGGCCTGCGTGTGATCGTAAGGCACGAGGCTGTAGCCGTCATAGCCCTTGCGGAACCAGCGCATGGCGAAGGCAGAGAAGCTCTGACCCAGACGCTCGCCCTTGTCGAGGAACCAGATCTGGCCCCACAGATCCTTGACGCCGTTTGGCGCGGGCGTGCCTGTCAGGCCAATGAAGCGGTCGACGTGCGTGTGCGCCACCTCACCCAATGCCCGAGCGCGAGATCCGCCCTGCCGCAAGCGGAAGGACTTCAGGCGCGTGAACTCATCCGCGATCACAGTCTTGAAGGGCCACGCGTCGCCCACCGCCTTCCGCAGCCAGACAAGGTTGTCATAGTTGGTCGTGTAGATGTCGGCGGGCGTATCAAGCGCCGCTTGACGCTGCTTAGGCGTGCCGGTGATGACGCTGACGCGCAGGTGCGACAGGTGCGGCCACTTCTGGACCTCGTCAGGCCACGTAGAGCGCGCAACGCGCAGCGGGGCCAGCACAAGGGCCGGATAGACGTCCTCGACCACGGAGAGGGCCTCCAGAGCCGTCAGGGTGGTTACGGTCTTCCCGCCGCCCATCGGCATCCACAGGGCTGCCCTGCGCTCCTTGTATAGGTGCGCGAGGGCCTCTTCCTGATAGTCGTGTGGTTTGAAGGTCACGCTGCTTCCTCGAACTTGGGCCGGGCGATTATGGTCTGCGGCACGCCGTCGCGCAAGTCATGCGCCTTGATGGTGGCCTTACCGCGAACCTTCTCGCCGCGCTCAAACGCGATGCTGCCCTTGTAGACGATGACGTTGTTGCCAGCGTCGCGGAAGATCGTGATGTAGACCGTGCCGAACTGGCTGTCGAAGCTGTGCGTGCGCTCGGCGGTCAGGTCGAAGTCGCGACGCTCGCCGACCGTGCCAACGTGGTTGGTGTTGGCATCAGCGGCATTAGCTTCGGCGCGGGCAACCTCGCGACCGGCCAGCTTGTCCTTGGCTGCGGCAAAAGACTTAGCGACGGCGGCGTGCTGACCGTCGGTCAGACCGCCCCACTCATCGATGGCTTTGCGCATGCTGTCGAGGAAAGAACCGCGAGCGTAGAACGACAGGGGGTGGCTGACGATCTTGCACCCGCAGACGCCGTACTTGTTGTCTTCATGCTCATACGTGCCGTCGGCATAGCGGCAGCAGCGCGAGCCGAGCTGCTCAACACCAATGAACTCACCCTCGTTGAACAGCCAGTCGTGCAGGGTCTGCGCGTCTTCGTGCGCGGCCAGCCACTTGGCGCGGCCTGTCTTGGCGCGGTTCGCTTGGATGCGGCGGCGGATAGCGGCTTCGTAGCGGGCTTCGTTTTCGATGTACGTCATGTCGGTAACTCCGTGTTGCTGATGCCCCCTAGTGGCATATGCAACGTCAGGTTGCAACCCCCTTCTGCACTTTTTTCACTATTTCGTCGATTTCTTCTATCGACCGGGCGATGAACACCGGAAAACCGTCGTTTCTCATGCGCTCAATCTCGCGCTGCTGGTGCCCGCTAACGCGGTCCCCATCGGCTTTGATCTCGATGAAGGCCGCCTTGGGCCACGTCCACCAGACAAAGCAGTCTGGGCAGCCCCTGCGGCCCTCCCAGCGCACCTTGCGGTACTGACCGCCGCTCTTCTGCACGACGTGCTTGAGATGGTCCTGTAGGCGTCCTGCGGGCGTCACGTCAGTCCTTCCTGTACCGCTTGGTCTCAAAGCCCGCAGCGGCCAAAGGCAGGCCGCCAGACCAACTCGGGTTGGTGGACATGAGCTCGGCCAGACCGTCGCTGGTGTAGGTTGGGTTGTCCGGCGTCTCGCAGACCAACTCGTCGTGGACGCGGATGCAGACGTCGAAGCCGTCGACCTCGGCGCGCAGCATGCCGGACATGAAGACGTCGCGGGCGATTGCCTGCACTGCGTTCTCCGTCAGCTTGCCGCCATAGGTGTCGAGGCGCTCCCACTTGCGGGTGTACTGGTTCATGCCCTCATGCGTGATTTTGCCGCTCTCCGACACCTCTGGGCTCGGATAGCACAAGTACCGACCGCTCGGCAGCCGCATGCGCAGCCATGCGATGCCCTGCGTGTCCGCCTTGACGTCGAACGTGATCAGATCGCGCACGCCAAAGCTTTCGCCCAGATTGTTGATCGCCTCACGCGCGGCGGCCTCCATGTCGTACCACAGGCTGCGCGTGCGCGGGTGCGCCTTGCGCCATGCCGTGACGATCTCCTGTATGGCCTCGTCGCTCATCGCGTCAAAGACTGCGCCGCCCATCTTCCGATAGGCCCCGACGCCGCCCTGATAGCCCCCAGCGAGCTCAGGCACCTTGCCCTGAAGCTGCCGCTCGGTCTTTGTGATGTCGCCCGGATCTTTGCCGAGGATGCGTCCAGCGGTCACCTTATACAAATCGTGCCCGTCGCCGCTGTCATAGGCTTTGAAGGCTTTGATCTTCCAATCCTCGCCCGCCAGCCACGCCAGCACGCGCCCTTCGATGTTCGACAAGTCGGCGATGACCAGCTTCTTGCCCGGAGACGCGATCAACGCGCCGCGCACGCCGAAGGCGCACCGCTCGCTGATGTTGTCCCAGATGAGATCTTCGCAGTCTGCCTTAAACGCCGCGACCGTCGTCTCTTGCACGACGTCGTCAAACCAGTCAGGCGAGCGGGGCAGGTTTTGCGGCTGGAACAGACGGCCCGCATCGCGCCCTGTGCGCGCCGCGCCGCAGAACTGGATCAGGCCGCGCAGGCGACCGTCGCGTGACGTGCCGTTGAGCAGCACAGTGTATTTGGCCGGTGAAGTCGCGGCGGCCTGCTGGCGGATCTCCAACAACTCGCGCACCTGCGGATCGAGATCCCCGTCGAGCAAGTTGCTGAGGGTGCCACCCGTCAGATCTTCAGGCTCGAAGTTGAGCTTGTCCTTGAAATGGTCGAGCAGCCGCTGCCGCTGCGTGGCCGAGGTGACGTTGCCGCCAGTCAGATGGGTTGCACGAGCGGCCAGAGCTCTTGAAGTTCGGTCAAAAGCTCGGAGAGCGGATCGGGCGAAGTCGAGGTCAACGGCGATGCCACGGTCATTAATTCTTTGGTCTGTGAGCCATAGGTTGCGCTCATAGCTAGTATCGTTCCAATGCGGCAGGCGTCCATGTACGTCGCGCATCGCGTCCACATCAAGTCGGGCGTATTCGATGAAGGCTGTCCACTCATTGGGGTGCGTCTCCCGTGTTGCTCGCCGCAATTTCCAGTTCTTGGGACACGGCTTGGTGAATAGATGTATAAGCTTTTTACCTGCTTTGTCTTTAGCTTTGTCAGTCGGCACGTTCAGGACGTCGCAGAGCTGGCCCAGAGAACCCGGCAGGCTGTGCTGTAGAGCCAGCACCATCGTGTCGATGATCTTCTCTACAGGGATATGCACGCCCTGTTCGCGCAGCACGGTGCGGTCGAAGTTGCTGTTGTGAATGACGACGCTGTCGGCGCTGTCGATCAGCTCCTGTAACACCTCACGCCAGTTCGGCATGTCCTGCGTGTCCCAGACGTCCACAGGCGCGTTGTCGGCGGCCAGCGCGACGAGCATCACCTCTGCCTCTTCGGCATAGCGGTACGCCCCGTGCCGGATGTTGACGGCGCAGAAGGTTTCCAAATCGAGGTATAGGATGGTCATCGTTTGCCGTGCAGGATCTCGCTGATGCGACCGATGTTAATGTTGTGCGCCTCGGCAATATCTTGGTGTGTCATATCGGGGTTGTTGCCCGCCATGTGGCGCACCGACGCGCGGACGTCTGCCGTGATGCGTTTGCTCTTCACCGGCGCGCGGCTGTAGGTCCGACGGTATGTCTCCTGCATCAACGCGTTGATGCGCAAGTTTATCTCATACTGCCGACGGGACAGCTTTACGCCCTCATCGGTCAGCTCAGAAATCAAATCGCGGATTTGTGGTATGGTAAGTTTCATGCTGATAACTCCTTCTTTCAGGTGAGCCGCGCGCTTCGGTTATCAGCAACGCAGGAGCAACCCGCACCCGCGCGCGGCTCGCCAGAAAGAAGGTACGCCCGCCGACGATACATGAGGAGAGCGGGCGTACCATGACTATAGACCTAAAGTAGGTCTAAGCCAATAGCCGAGGCATAGGTATCGAGTATCGCGAAATGTTCGTCCCTATCTTCCTTCGACATCTTGCGGATGCGCACGATCTCACGGAGGATTTTCGGCACATATCCACGGGCCTTAGCCTCAGTGTACACGTCCCTGATGTCTTCCGCGATGCCCTTCTTCTCCTCTTCGAGACGCTCGATGCGCTCGATTAAAAGACGGAGCGGATCGCCCGCACTATTGTGTCCTACCTCGCTCACAGGATGTCGTCCGCGTCGGCCTTAGCCTTCGCCAGACCAGCGAACTCGTCCGCCGATGCTGGAGCGGAACCGCCACCGAAGTTCTCACCTTCGCCGGTCAGCATGACGCCGCGCAGCGAGCAGTTGATGCGACGGCCCCACTTGTTGTCCTGCGCCCAGATCTCGACCGAAGCGTTGACCAGCGCGCCGCTGAACGCCTTGGCTTCAATCTCGCTCTTGCCGCTCAGCTCTTCACCGTACTGATTGAACACGGTGGGCTGGGTCTTGGCGTTGCGGGCAGACAGATAGTGCATGCCGTCAAAGCCCTGATAGGCTTCGCCTGTCTTCTTCGAGCGGTAAACCTTCTTGGTGAAGGCAACCTTGCCATCTTCTTCAAGCATCGACAAAACGCTGTCGGCCTTGTCCTTCCAAGCTTCCTTAGCTTCGGCCAGCATAGCAGCCTCGATGGCCTTCTGCTGTTCGCTATTTGGCTTGATTGGGAACTTGGCACCATAGGCAGGTTCGCCTTCGCCAAATGCCTGCGGTTCGGCCAGAGCCGGAAACGCCAGTGTGATGCCTTTGAGCATAATACGTGTAGCCATTATCAATTATCCACTTCTTCAGTTTGCAGTTTTAATAAGATCGCTGAAATCATCAGCGACCGATTGAACGGTCAATTCTGACCGCTTATCCGAGGCAAATGCCACAGATGGCTTACCGTCGCTGCGGGAGGTCAGGGCTTCGACCTTCTCCCACCGCTTGGGGTTACTCTTGAACATCTTCTCCGCCTTTGTCGGGGAAATCAAGCTCATATCATATATTTCGTCCTGCCGCAGGCGGAAAGACTTGAACAGGGCCTCGACCTCAGCCTCATCCTTCCATTTGCGGTTGCCCTTGCGGCCTTCGACCAGCTTGAAGCCGTCGATCTTTTGTCCCGCCAACAGCCGACGCTCGACCTCGGCGCGGACGGCTTTGCACCAATCCTCGACCAGACCGACCTTCGCCATGGCGATGGACAGATAGTTGTCGCCTGTCTGCATGTCTGGCACCTCCGGCAGGAAGGCCTCGAACTCATCCAGCGTGGCCGCAGCCGATCCGCCGACGACCTCGGTCATCTCCGCACGCAGGGCTGGGCACGTCGCCTTGGCCTTGCAGAAGCGGCACTGCTTCTCACCGGGGGTGAAGAAACCCTTGACCAGATCGTCGGTGGGATCTGACATGTCGAGGCTCTGGCCCAGTTGAACGTGCCCTGCGGCTTCGCGCACCTGATCGGCAAACTTGAGCAAATCCTCTGTCGTCATGTGGCACTCGCCGACATAGTTGAGGCGGGGCATGTGGATGTACATGCTGACCGTGTCGAAGTCGCATAGGACGCCGTACATCTCCAATGCGCCCAGCGCATACATCATGAGCTGCGGATTGTTTGTCGCGTCCACGGCAACGCCCACGCCGTACTTCAGGTCGACAATGGACAGGTTGCGGCCCGCCACGTCCACGATGACCACGTCGCTGGTGCCTGTGGCTCCCTCTTCGCCTGTCAGGTGGCCGATTGGCACCTTGCTCTCGACATACAGGGTCTTGCCCTGCGACAGCTCGCGGACGAGCTTCATGTAGTCGAGAACGTGATCGATCATATCCTGCCCGACGGTAAAGTCGAAGCCGTCGACGGTGTGCTTGGTGCCGAGGTACACGGGCGTGTACGTGTCGTTGAGCAAACTCTCCGACGCAATCTCGTGCGCCAGCGTACCCTCAGCGGCGTAGATGCTGCTGTCGTCTGGATAGGCCGCCTCAAGGACGACGCTGCCCGGACAGGCCATCCAGCGGTGCGCGCCGGACGGACTAAGCTTTGCGTGTGCCATTAGGCGATCTCTGCTTCGAGGCGAGCGATCAGCTCAGGCCACAAACCGTCGTCCAGATCCGAGGCGCGGACGCCGCCGAACTCAGACAGGACGTCCTGCACAAATGGCTTACCCTTTGCGGCCACCGCACGCAGCACCACCGGCGCAACGTCCAACTCAAAGTTGAGCGGCTCGGAGGCCGATGCCGCAGGAGCAGGGGTAGAAGAGGGTTCCGTCGTCGTTGGCTGGCTCTCGGAGCCAGCCGCAGCCTCGGCACTCTTGGGGGCCGGAGTAGGGTCCACGGGTGCGGCTTCGGCTACCCCCATAACTTCTTCGATTGTCTGAGCACCTGTGCCCCCGTTGGCGATGGGTAGAACAGCCGTGGTGGCCCGCAAGCTGGCACCGATAGCCAACAACTTGTCAGCCACTTCGGGGATGCTGTTGCCTGTTACTTCGATCTTAATCATCTATCAGTTTCCTTTTTTCAGTTCTTCAATAGTTTCGTCACGCTGGCTAATCATCAGTTCGAGTTTGTTGATTTCCATTTCCAGTTCATAGACCTTGTCTTCGAGGTGGCTCACCTCGCGGTTTGCGTCGGCGGTGCGCTCGTTCGCTTCATACAAATCCGTTTCGGCTTCGAGCATTATGTCATCCAAACGCTCGGCCAGCACAACGGCCAGCTCCGAGTTCGGGTTGTACTTCGCCTCCTCGAGCAGTTGCTGATCCTCTTCGGTGCGGTAATATGTGCGGTCCATTTCAATCCCCCTCAAAAGTTCCACGGCTGCGCGCCGTACTGTTTGGCGAGCTGACGCGCTTCACGCTTGCCGCTCACGTTGAAGCCGATCAGGTGCGTGCGGTGCCCGCCCACGATCCGCGTAAGGTACACTGTCGCGGGGACGTTGCGCCCCCGTGACGTGAACTCTGCTGCAAGGATGCCCAGCATGCGCTTAGGCCTTGCGCGCCACGACCTTGACGGTCGTGTAGCCCTTGGTGGTCTTCTGGTTCTTGCTGAACCAGCGACCGTCGACGCCCAGCTCACGAAGCTTGGCTTCGGCTGCCTTGGGGCAGAGCGACTGGCGCTCGGCGATCTCGGACACGGTGGCGCGGAAGGTGTCGCCCTCGTGGGCACCTGCGCCAAGATCCTTGATTTCGTCGGTCAGAAAAGCTTCGATTTCCTTCAAGCGGGCGATCTCGGCCTTGATGTCGCCCAGACGGTCGACTGGGGAAATGTTGGAAATGGTTGCGGCTACAGTTGCCATGATGCGTACTCCTATTTGCGTTGCTGATAAACATCATATAGTCGCTGCAATTAGGCATTGCAACCCCCCTAAGCAAAATTATTCGTAAAAAATTACAATGCCTTTTTCCATGCGCAGAGGGCCGTCCTTTTCCTTGCTAAGTTGCTGAATTGCCCTGACAATCGATTGACGGCGGATGTCACGCTTGCCCGGCTCAGGCGGTGGTAACATATCGCAAGCCTTCTGGATGAGCTCTTCTGAACGCACGACGGCGTCTTCTGCAAAGGTCGTCATGACCTCAAGCACATGCGTCTCAAGCCGACCGCGACGCTTCACGGATTTCTTGTCCTCGGTCACGGTCGACCGCACCTCGTCCTCGACTGCGACGCAGCTTGTGATCTCGTCACCGTCCTCGTCGAAGCCCAGCAGGATCGTCTCCAACTTGAAGCCCCAGCGCAGGCCGTCCTCGCCGTCCTTCTGCTTGCTGGTGCGGATCTGGCGTGCGCCGCTGTTCTCATCGCGCGTCACTTCCAGCTCAGCGTCGACGGCGGCACGGATGCCTGACCAGCCGCGTGAGCCTCGGTGGGCGTCCTTGCCTGCGTGATGCACAAGCTCGACCGTCGCGCCTGTCGCGGTGCGCAGGACGCGCACGTTGGCAAGGGCGAGGCCCATGTCCTCTGCGCCGTTCTCATTCGCGCCGGGCGTCACCTGCGCAAAGGTGTCGATCACGATCAGGGACACGCCGCCGACCGCCTTGATCGATGCCGCCAACTCGGTGACGTCGCCCTCCTCCATGAGGTTGGGCGGCACCACGATCACGCCGATGTCCAGATCCTTGGGCGAGATGCCCAGATGCTGCGCCAGCGCCTTGATGCGCTTGCCGTAGCTGCCTGCGCCTTCCGCCGCGATGATCACGACGCGGCCCTTCTCGGCCTTGTGGCCGCGCCACGGCACGCCCAGTGCGATGCAGGCCGCCATCTCAAGCACGACAAAGCTCTTGCCTGAGCCCGACGCGCCAAAGATCGTGACGATGTCGGCGGCAGGCACGACGCCCTTGATGAGCCACTTAGCCGTCTTCTGGCTGCTCATCTCATCGGCAGACAGGACTGGGAACTTGCCGGTGTAGCCCGCAGGCGAATAGACGCCCTCTGACGCTTCCAGATCGGCGACGAGCGCATCGGCCTTGGCCGACACCTCATAGGCGCTCGCCGCCTTACTGGGGCGCGTTGCTGCGGCGTCCTTTACCATCTTGATTACGGAGGCCATGGTGACCTGCTTGCGGTTGGAGCCCTTGCGCCGCTCGAAGCTGTCCCACTGGACGCGCAGCCCTTCGGTGCCGGGGTAGGTGTAGCCTTCGCTCGACCAGTCGTCCCAGATCTCGAAGCCGTCATCGCCGCCGTCGGTCTCATGGGCCAGAGCCATGCCGACCTTAATCCACTGCTCGCGGCCCATGTCTGGATCGAGGGCGGAGACTAGCTCCTCCATGCGCTCAATGGTCAGGCCCAGCCTCGGCTCGCGGCCTGCCATGAAGTCGTCGGGATCGATGACGTTATTCTGCACCGAACCGAAGCGGGTCTCGCATAGGTCGACCGTGTACTGGTCAACGTCGGCGACGGTGTTTTTGAGGCCGATCATCTCGCAGGCTGGCAGGATGTTGCCGGTGAAGGTCACAAAGCCTGAGCTGCTGAACGTCTCGAAGCCGAAGCGGTCGGGCGTGGCGTGGCTCTTGTGGTTGCCCAGATTGCCCCTCAGCGCGGCGCGGATGCCTTTGCCGCTGGGGCTGTACTCGGCGTAGGTGCGCACGATGATGCGCTCGATGTCGCTGGGGATCTCACCGTTCGGCCCGACGCAGTGGTCGAAGTCGAGGAAGGTGTAGCCAAAGTCAGGCAGGGGCGCGAAGCCGACGCCGTCATAGCCCATGCGCGCGGCTGCGTCGCGAGCGGCGGCGAAGGTCGTCAGCCGTGTGCGGTCGGTCGGGGAGCCCTGCTGGCCGTGCCTGATCGTGCCGTCGGTCCAGTAGGGCACCTTACGCGGCTTGGGTTCGTTGTGGTACTTTTCAAAGCGCCAGATGAGCCACGCGGGAACTGAACGCAGTTCCTCTGGCACTTCTAACGAGAGAAGTTTGGGCGCAATTGCCCTTACGCTTGCCATGTCGTCATCCTCTCCCACAGTGTTTACAGTAGATCTGCGCTTGCGCTCGGCGTGTTCAGGGCCCGCATGAGATCAGGGTTCATGAGGTCGGAGCGCGGGATGGCGAAGATGGCCTCGATGATGATGGCCTTCTCGACGGGTGCCCAGCCGCGACTTTTCCACGCATAGACGGCCTGATGCGTCAGGCCCATGCGCTTACAGAACTTGACGATGCCGCCGCCTCGCTCGATGGCGAGGTCGATGGCGGCAATGCGTTCTTGTTTGGTGGTCATGCGGCTACTTTCGTTTCTTGCCTGAAGCTCTCTTCTCGGAGGCCCCAGACGCGGGTGATGACCATGTGCTCGGTCCTAAGTTGGGTAATTTGGTTGTTGATGGCGCGCAACTCGGCTTCGAGCTTGTCGCGCTTGATGAAGGCCTTGCGAGCCTCGGCGTGGATGGTCTTGAGATCCCGTGTCATTTGAAACGCTCCCCCTTGCGGCCCAAACGGCCTGTCTTCGGATTGCGGAAGTGTGCCTGCTTGAGCAGATCTTGGAGACGCTCAAGCTCGGTGCGCAGGATACGCTGATGCAGTGCATGCTCTTTCAGCTTCAGCTCAAGCCTACTGTTCATGGCGTACAGACGGTCGGCTTCCAACTTGTAGGCTTCAATCGCCTTGCGTGCGGCCCACGGCCAGATGATGTTCATGCGTACTCTCCCAGTTTTCCGGCGGCGATTGCCTCCTCGATGATGTCGGTAAGTTTGGCTGCCAGCTTCTCGTAGCTGACGGCCCAGTCCATGGATGCGTAGCGGTGGGCGTCCGTGCGCTCATTGATGTCGAACGAGGTGCCGTGATCCCAGACGACGATGTCTGTCGTCTCTCCTTCGAGGTAAACGTCGAAGTCGGCAGTCGCGCCTTGCTCAGGCTCGTAGCCGTCCCAACTGACGGTGATGTCGAGCTGGGTGTGCGCCTTGAGAGCCTTGTTGATCTGGCTTTCGGTGTATTCGGGGTGGTCCATGTTGTGTACTCCGTGTTGCTGATGAGCCATCCCTAATCGATGCAATCAGACATTGCAATACCCTATCGATGATTTTTTTGGTACTCGTCGATTGCTCGACGCAGCCAATCCCCTGCCCAGACCGCGCCCAGCACCAGTAGGATGACACCGATAAAGAGAGCGGCCTCCGTCACGCGTTGCCCGCCACGTCACTGAACATGGTCAGGTCCGTATGTGCCCGCGACATAATCATCCGAGCCATGGCTTGGGTGACCTCGGACACGTCCTGAACGTCGTCCATCGCCATGAACTCGGCGTACAGGAGCTTGATCAGGACTTCCGCCCGGCAAACCCGCTCACTGTCGGCGAAGATGTCCCAGAGGACGTCGGTAATCTCTTGCTCCGCTGTTTCGTGCGATAGGACGTGGCGCTCTTCTTCAGTCATCTTTTTTCCCTTCGATTAGGTGGTTCAGCCCGAGGCGCACGGCCTCGCGCTCAAGGTGTTGGACCTTGCGCCGAGCCAGCTCCAGTTGCTGCGGCAAGATCTTGATGCGGTACTTCATGTACCGCAGGGCTTCTGGCGTCAAAATCTAATCTCCTCGTCGGCCCAGTCGTAAATGTCCCAGCCGAAATTATCGAACAGGAATTGGCGCAGGGTCATTTGCGGTATTCCTGTAGGACTGCGTTCACCGCCGCTAGCACAAACTCTTCGTCTTCTGGCGTTACGTCAGATGGGTCAACGTATAGGTAGACAAGGCTACGCAGTCGCTCGTTCTCTGCTTTCAGCGCATCGGTCTGTTGTTCCGCTACCGCTTTGATGGCAGATGCGTAGACTAATCCGATTTCCCCGACGGATAGCCCCTGCTCGGTCTGGGGTTGGCGGAGGGCTTTGCCGCATGATGGACATTCGTCTTGTCGTATCTTTTTAAGATATACTTCGGTCATTTGCGTTTCTCCCGTATGTAAAACCAGTCAGCCCACGAAATGCGGCCAGACCTGCTCCCCGAAAAGTAGAAGCAGCTTCGGCCCTTGCGTTTGTCAGCCATTTCAATGCGCTTAGTTTGGATTGGGTTGGTCATTGCCCCTTTTCCCATGTCAGCGCGTCGGCTTTGCCTGTGAACACTAACCACGCCGCCTTAACCCTCGAGCAGAACGACGGGTAGCCGTATGCCCTAGCCGGGACCCATGCCATGCCGGGTGGCACGCGGGTCATGTTCTGGTTGGCGGTTTCGATAATCTCGCGCACCGATATTATGTTCGGGTATTTCATTGCCCCTTCTCCCGTATCTCCAGCCCACGGGCGTCCAGTGCGGCGCTCAATGATGGCGCACAACTTTCGATGACAGCATCGGCCCACCCAGCCTGTTTCATTACCTCCACCAGCGGGTCAGGCTTGGGCTTGGGGATGATGAAGTGTCCAAGGTTGTTCCTGATTGTTGCGCCGTCCTCTGCATCAAGCAAAGCACTTTCAACCGCATCGCTCACCTCTTGCTTAAATGCTTCGTGCTGTTCTATGGCGCGGCATAGGGCTTCGTCCATGATAAGTCCGCGCATGATACGGCGTGTAAGTTCCTTTTCGCCTTCCTCGCGCTCAACCTCATTCACCAGCGCCAAGGCTTTTGCTTCAATGTCGGTCATCTGAGTAACAGCCCTTCCAGTTCGCGGATGGCCCACTGGATGCCTTGGATCTCGACGCCCATGTCGTGCAGGCCGTGTGCGTCCTTGGCGTGTAGAAACACCTCCGCCATCTCCCAGCATACTTGTTCGCGCTTGCGCAGCGCCTCGATACGTTCCTTGATCATTGATCCCAATCCTTATTGTTTCTGAACATGTAGGCCAAAAGCCGGTCGATGATGCGGCGTATCAGTCCCACCAGTCTTCCTCCATCTCTTTGCGCTCCTGTGCGGTGAGCTCAGGCGCGGTCAGCATGAGGTAGGTCGTCAGCAGGCCGAGGCCTACTATGAAAAAGAAGAGTGCGCGCTCGCTCATGCTGCCACCTTCCGGCTCTTACGTGGTGCCTTGTCCTTGCTGCCCTTGGGACGGCCAACCTTGCGCTTGGGCTTTATAACCCGCCGTTCTACAGCCTCGATCAACAGAACAGCCATCGACCTGAACACAACCTCGCGCCAGTCCAGCCACGCCGCCAGCGAGAACAGTTTCTTTGCCAACCAATTATTCATTTCAGTCCTCCTTCTACTTGATAATCCTTGTGGACGAAGCCCGGTGTCTCGCCCTTAACCATGCAGGCCTGCACCCAGTGCCGCACGCCCTTGCGGCTGGTGCGGTAGTAGCCGCGCCGCAGGTGTGCTCTGGGCGAGGCGTGCGTGCCTCCTCCCTTGCTGACCTGCCGCGCCTTGGGCGCGCCGATGATCAGCGTCTTGTATGTGTAGAGGGGAACGCGCCCCTTGATGCGCCTGACGCGGTTCTCCTTGTCGTCTGGCGGCACGTCCACTAGCTCGACGTGGTTGTTGGCGAGCACAGCGCACAGGCGCGCAAATAGCGACGTCGCGGCGTCCAGAAGCTCTGCGGCGACTGTAAACGTATCTACCTGTTCCGCGCCGTTCTGCTCCGCCATCATGTCTGCCAGTATTGGAGACCAGCAGCGCAGTTCGATTGGCACCCAATGATCGATATACTCGTAGCGAACCTCAAAAGGACATATGGCTACGGTGTCGCCTACCGGAGAGGCGTACACCCGCAGCTTGACGTGTGTACCGAGATCCTCGATCACGATCACATGCTCGGTCGGTCCCTTGGCGTACTCAACGACGGTGAGGGGGTAGGGCGGTCTCAGGTTTGCGCCGATCAGAGGCTGCTTGTCAGGCAGCACGCCGGGCAGCGTGTCCGTCAGCGCGAAGCGGACGCCATTGCGGTTTGCGCGCTTCATGTGTGCGACCGTCTCGCGGTGGGTAGACTTCAAGGGTGGCGGGCTGGACGCAACACGCTCCATCCAGTCTATAAAGCGCGGAAGGTAGTGGCCGGGGCGGATCACTTCCATTCTCCTGTCAGTGTCTTGACGATTGCGATGATGGTGAAGGCGAGGACGGCCAAAAAGAAGATGTTCGAGGCGATGTGCATCATGCTGCTGCCCTCCCCTGATTGCCGATGTGCAGTGCCTCGTCGAGCAGCTCGTTGCGCAGCGTGTGCAGCGCGGCGATGCGGTCGAAGTGCGTGGTGCGGTCAGCGATGAAGCGGTCACGGTCGCCGAGGTAGTCGCGTCCGTTGGGCGTGACCTGCTTGAGCGCCTCGATGGCGTTCATCAGGTGGTCCATCGCATCGCGGCGTGGCTGGATGAGGTCAACGGCGCTGCTGCCGTTGATGTTGAGTGTTGGTCGTATCATGCTTCCACCTGTCCGTTGCGGATGATCGTGATCTCGTCGCCCTCGTTGGGCCAACGCTTGTCAACAACGCGGTATACGTGTTGGTCCCACTTGCTGAAGGCGCGGCCCGCTTCGACGGCCATGTGGGCGAAGCGGAAGGTGGCGACTGGGTGCCACTTGTGGGTTTCGGTGTCTTTGTGTTCCAGTTCGATTTTCATGATGTGCTCCTGTTGCTGATAGGGTGGGGGCCGGAGCCCCCGTTGGGTTAGATGCGGTTGGCTGCGACGATGGCGCAGAGGACGGCAGGGTTCTTGTGGGTGCGATAGAAGTCACCGCAGTTGTATTCCCACTCGTCGTCACACTCGAAGCGGTGGGCGGTGCCGAACAGTTCGCCATCGTAATAGAAGTCGACGGTGTGGAAATCGTACTTTGGATCGTCACCCTTCACGGTGTTGAAGTTCCGCAGCTCGAAGTCGTAACCGTTGAACGAGAACTTGCTGTCGCGGATGTTGATGGTGGCTTCTTCGCCGGACCAGTTGCTCTTGTTGAAAGTGATGAAAGTCATGATTTTTACTCCGTGTTTGCGTTGCTGATGAGCTATCCCTAATCGATGCAATCAGGCATTGCAATACACAAAATGCATCTTTTTAAAAATAATTGCAGCATGCATCATTTGCAGCATTAAGCAGCATGCTGCAAATGGTGCAGCTCGGAGAAATGCAGCATTTATGCAGCATCGGGGGGAGCCTTCTAAAAGAAGGCCCCCAACTGCTGCAAATGCTGCACCGAGCAGATGCTGTGCTGCGCTGCACTTTTGTTGACCACCCTCGGAACTCAATCGTGCATCATGTTGCGCTGTGATGCATGCTGTGTTACTCGGATCAAAATCACTAGGGGTTTAGGAAATGAAAAGATACCTCGGGCATAAACCGAAAACGGATGACTGGAATTTTCTCGGGTCGGTAGAGGCAGACGGAAATTGGTTCGTGTACGTCAGGCCTGATCCGTCGAACGGATGGTCGTCGGTTAAGGTCGTGGCAGATGGCAGGGCCTTGGGCAAAGCGAACTATTGGCTGGGCTGGAACGGTCAACGCTTTAGCCGCCATGCGGATCTGCCGCTGCTGCTCAATCGCAGTGGGTTGGCTAGAGCCGTAGAGGATATGCTCAAGGCCCGTGAGGATGGGTTTGATTTGCTTTGACATCGCGCGGCCTTTCAGGCTTCATGCAGGCTGTGGCTCGGCTGATTTGGAATAGGTCGAGCCACACCCTCTTGTAGTTTCATCGCGCTGCTGCTATCTGGGGCTTCTGGTAGTCCTGCCAAGAAGCGGAGCATGCAGACAATGGGTCAGACGAAACGAACTTCTGCCGTCGAGCAGCGTATCATCGAGGGGCTGTGCGATGGCGTCCCGCTGCGTGAGTTGTGCCGTCAGGATGGGATGCCGAGCTGGCGGACTGTGTATGATTGGATCTCCGCCGACGAGGAGTTCGCCGCACGCATCGCGCACGCGCGCGAGTTGGGCTTCGACGCCATCGCCGAGGACATCCTCGACATCGCCGACGACGGCACCAACGACTGGATCGAGCGCCAACGCAACGACGGCACGACCGAACTGGCGATTAACAGCGAGCATGTGCAGCGCAGCAAGTTGCGCATCGACACGCGCCTCAAGCTTCTGGCGAAGTGGTCCCCCAACAGGTACGGCGACAACGCAACACTGAACCTTGGCAACAAGAACGGTGAGGCGCTCAAGATTGAGACCCAGCCCGCCGACCCCATGGTGCTGTCCGCAGTGACCCAAGCCCTGCTCTCGCATAAGGTAGACACATGATCTGGAACCCGTGGCGTCGCGTCCGCGAGCTTCAGGTCGAGCTGGACCGCGTGCGCGCCGAGCGCACTGCGCTTGATCACGCGCTGCTGCGGTCGACGGAACGGTACGACAAGATCCGCGAGACCAACCTCCAACTGCGCGACGCGCTGACGCTGTACCGCAAGGACGCATGACCACCGCGCCGCTTACACTCGCGGATGGTCGCGTCGTGCAGGTTGACGTAGTCGACATCCTGACTGGCGACGAGCACGTCAATACCTTCATGGAGTGGCAGACGCGCTGGAAAAGCACGGCGCGCGACAGCCAGATCCCTCCGTTCACGAAATGGAGCGAGTGCGGCTTCCTCGCCGGGCGCGGCTTCGGCAAGACGCGCGTCGGCGCAGAGTGGCTGACGCGATCCGTCTTCCTCGATCCGTCAGGCTTCGATAGCTGCGTGATCGCGCCAACCTATCAGGATATTCAGGTGACGTGCATGGAGGGCGAGAGCGGCCTGCTGTCCGTCCTGCCGCCCGAGCTGCTCGTCGAGCACAACAAGACGGGCAACTACATCCGCATGCGCAACGTGACTGGCGGCGTCAGCACGATACGCGGCTTCACGGCTGAGAAGCCCGAACGTCTTCGCGGCCCGCAGCACTGCCGCGCATGGTGCGACGAGCTCGCCGCATGGCAGTACGATCAAGAGACGTGGGACATGATGATGATGGGCATGCGTCTCGGCCCTGCACCGCAGATACTCTGGACGACGACGCCCAAGCCCAAGGAGTTGATCCGCAGGCTGAGCGCGCCCAAGGACCGGCGCGTCATCGTGCGCGGCTCAAGCCATGACAACCGGGCAAACCTGCCCGACGACTTCTTCTCCAACCTCGAACAGTATGAGGGCACAACGCTTGGGCGTCAGGAGATTTACGGGGAGCTGATTGATCCTGAAGAGAACGGCGTCATCAAGCGGAGCTGGATCAACCTCTGGCCTGCCAAGCGCAGGCTGCCGAAGCTCGACTGGATCATCATGTCACTCGACACGGCCTACACCGAGAAGAGCGTCGACAAGAAGGGCGACACCGACCCGACGGCGTGCGGCGTCTGGGGCGTGTTCCAGTACAAGAACATGAGCCACGTCATCCTGCTCGACTGCTGGGAGGATCATCTCGGCCTGCCCGACCTGATGAAGCGCGTGAAGAAGGAGCGCAACGTGCGCTACGGCGACGACGACGATCAGGCGCTGATCCGCCCCATGTTCGGCAGCGCCAAGCCCATGACGTCTGGGCGCAAGCCCGACATCCTGCTGATCGAAGACAAGGGCAGCGGCATCTCGCTGCGCCAGATGTTGGAGCGCGAGGGCATCGAGGCCTACGCCTACAACCCCGGACGCGCCGACAAGCTGACGCGGCTGCACATGGTCTCGCCGATCTTCGCCCAGAACCGCGTCTGGGTGCCCGAGAGCGACAAGTTCCCCGGCAAGCCACGCAGTTGGGTCGAGCCGCTGATCTATCAGCTCTGCTCGTTCACCGGCGAACGCTCAATTAAGCACGACGACCACGTCGATCAGACCACGCAGGCGCTGCGGCTGTGCATGGATAAACGCATGATCGACCTCACACGCAAACCGCGCGATGACTGGAAGGGTGACAGACCCGCCCCCACTGTGGTAATGAACCCCTACGCGGCGTAAAAGGACAACCTGATGCAAGACGAAGACGAACAGGAGTACGGCGAACTCATTGAGCTTGAGGGCCAAGAGCAGGACGACGTTGAGGACACCGAAGACGGCGGCGCAATCGTGCGCCTCGACGAGGAAGACCCGAAGGCAGGCGAGAGCGAGTTCTACGCCAACCTCGCCGACGGCATCATCCCCGAGCCGGAGCTGGGCCGTCTGTCGTCACGCTTCCTCGACCTGATCAGCAAGGACAAGGACGCGCGCAAGAAGCGCGACGACCAGTATGACGAAGGCCTGCGACGCACTGGTCTGGGCGACGACGCCCCCGGCGGCGCAGACTTTCAAGGCGCATCGAAGGTGGTCCACCCGATGCTGACCGAGGCCTGCATCGACTTCGCGGCGCGCGCCATGAAGGAGATCTTCCCGCCGCAGGGCCCCGCCAAGGACTTCGTGCCGGGCAAGCCCACGGACAAGAAACTCGACAAGGCGAAGCGCAAGACCAACCTGCTCAACTGGCAGATGACCGTGCAGTGCCCCGAGGTGCGTGCCGAGCTTGAACAGCTCATGACGCAGGTGCCACTGGGCGGCGCACAGTATCTGAAGCTGGGCTGGGACGAGGCGAAGAACCGGCCTGAGTTCCTGTTCGTCGCCATCGACGACATGTACCTGCCATTTGCGGCCACCAACTTCTACACGGCCCAGCGCCGCACGCACGTCCAGTACCTGACGCAGCTCGACTATGAGAACCGCGTCAAGAACGGCATGTACCGCGACGTCGACCTGACGCCCGCAGGCATGGAGCCTGAGATGAGCGTGGCGGCGCAGGCCAACGACAAGATCGAGGGCCGCGAGCAGACCAGCTTCAACGAAGACGGCCTGCGGATCGTCTACGAGATCTACGCCATTGCCGACGTCGAAGGCGAAGGCGCAGCGCCGTACATCATCAGCGTCGACAAGCCCTCGGGCAAGGTGCTGTCGATCTACCGCAACTGGGACGAAGAAGACGAGCACAAGGAAGAGTTGCTCTGGTTCGTCGAGTTCCCGTTCATTCCGTGGCGCGGCGCGTATCCAATCGGCCTGCCGCACATGATCGGCGGCCTCTCCGGCGCGGCGACCGGCGCACTGCGCGCATTGCTCGACAGTGCGCACATCTCCAACAGCCAGACGATGCTCAAGCTCAAGGGCGGCACGGCAGGCGGTCAGTCTCTGTCCATCCAGCCGACGCAGACCATCGAGATCGAGGGCGGCCTGAACGTCGACGACGTGCGCAAGCTGGCGATGCCGCTGCCGTACAACCCGCCTTCGCCCGTCCTGATGAACCTGCTCGGCTTCTTGGTCGACGCAGGCAAGGGCGTGGTCCGCACGGCCTTGGACGACGTGGCCGACGGCAACCCGAACGCGCCCGTCGGCACGACGCTCGCCAAGATCGAGCAAGGCATGGTCGTCTTCTCGTCGATCCACGCACGTCTGCACGACGCCATGGCCCGCATGCTGCGGATCTTGCATCGCCTCAACGCGATGTACCTCGACGACGAGCGGCTGGAGCAAGAGGCAGGCGAAGAGCTTGCCACGCGCAAGGACTTCGAGGGGCCGCTTGATGTGGTGCCCGTCTCCGATCCGAACATCTTCAGCGAGGCGCAGCGTTATGCGCAGGTGCAGGCCGTGTCGCAGCGCGCTGCCGCCCTGCCGCAGCTCTACAACATGCGTGCCGTTGAGGAGCGCCTGCTTGAGACGCTCAAGGTGCCCAACCCGAAGGAGCTTCTGGTCCCGCCGATGGAGCCCAAGGACCAGAACGCCGTCAACGAGAACGTCGCGGCGACACTGGGCCGCCCGATCACGGCCTTCCCTGATCAGGACCACATCGCACATCTCAAGACGCACCTTGCGTACATGATGAGCCCGACCTTCGGCATGTCGCCGATGATCGCGCCCGCCTTCCTGCCCGTCATGCTGAACCACATCAAGGAGCACGTCGCTCTGTGGTACGCGGCATCCGTCTTCGACGTCTCGAACGAGGCGCTCGGCGAGGATGTGGGCGACATGATGAAGGAACTGGGCAAGGATACGGAAGGGCGCAAGGCGCTCGACCAGATGCTGGCCGAGGCTGGTGCCGCCGTTGTGCAGCGCGGTGGCGAGATCTTCAGCGATCTGCCGCAGGTTGTGCAGCAGGCGCAGCAGGTCATGCAGCAGTTCGCACCGCAGCCGATGCAAGATCCGCGCCTCGCCCTTGAGACGCAGAAGCTTCAGGCCGAGACGCAGCGCGATCAGATGCGCATGCAGCAGGATGCGCAGCAGGCGCAGCTTGAGGCGCAGATCGACCAGCAGCGGATGCAGCTTGAGCAGCAGAAGATGCAGGTCAATGCGCAGCAAGACCAGCAGGACAACCAAATCGACATGGCCGAGCTTCAGCTCCGCATGCAGATCGAGCAGCAACAGCAGCAGGCTGAAGATGCACGTAAGGCGGCTGAGCTTCAGGCTCGCATGACGATGAACTCGCAGGACAATCAGACGGCCATGCAACTCGCGGCTGCCGAGATTGCGTCTGGTGAAAAAATCGCGGTGTCGACAGGCACTGGGATCAACCCCAACCCGTGAAGGATGGAACCATGAAGAAGAACGACGCGGCGCTGAGCAAGGGCAAGCACACTGGCCCAATCAACGCAGAAAACACAAACATGCACAAGCTCATGAAGATGGGCATGCACCCGAAAACCGAAGTGTCGGGCGGTAAGAAGACCCCCGCATGAGGATAGAGACCTTGCTTCAACGCATCGAGGCAGAGCAAACTAAGTTTGCTAACGATGCGTTGTCGCAACCTGCCGGGCGCGACTTGTTCGCGTATGGGCAGGCCGTTGGCATGCACGCGGGTCTTGAACATGCCAAGCGTATCCTGATCGACCTTGTGGCCGAGAAGGAGCGCAAAGACTTCAACCTCTAACCCTGCGAAAGGAGCACACATGCAGGAACTCGGTAACAAGGTTGACTTTGGGTATGCGAGCACGGACGAGGCGTTTCCCGCCTGTGATCCGGGCATCACACCCTTTGGCAGCCGTGTCCTGTGTCAAATCAGGACACCGAAACAGAAAACCAAGGGCGGGATCATCCTGACCTCGGAAACACGCGAGACAGACGCGTGGAACACTCAGATCGCGAAGGTGATCGGGGTGGGCGAACTTGCGTTTCGCAACCGCACAACAGGCGAGCCATGGCCCGAGGGCTCATGGTGCCAGACCGGAGACTTTGTCCGGGTGCCTAAGTACGGCGGCGACCGCTGGACTGTCAAAACCGCAGACGGCCAAGACGAAGCTCTTGTCGTCATTTTCAACGACCTTGATCTGATAGGCAAAGTGACGGGCGATCCGCTCGCCATGAAGGCTTTCATATGATCAATAAGGCTACAATAGGGAGCTGGTTATGAGTGACCGAAACAACCTAAGTGAACAAGATGAAGACGACTTGATCCCCGTCGAAACGCCCCCCGAGGAAGAGACCAAGGCTGAAGAGCCCGAGGTCGAAGAGGACGAGGACGATGACGACGACGAGGAAGATGCGCGTCTAGCCGAAAGCGACGACGATCACGACGAAGAGGTGTCCAAGAACCAGAAGCGCCGTCAGAAGCGGCGTGAGGTGCAAAAGCGGGCCAAGGAAGCCGCCCAGCGCGAGCTGGAAACGCTTCGCCAACTGAACGCGGATCTCATCCGCCGCGTGTCTGCCATCGAGACGCACACGGCCAACAGCAATGCTCAGACCCTTGAGCAGAAGCTGGCGCAGGCCGTTGCCGAAGTGCAGCAGGCTGAGCATGTAATCGCCAAGGCGACTGAGCAGGGCAACGGTGACGATGTCGTCGCAGCCATGCGCATCCGCGATCAGGCGATCTACGAAGCCCAGCGGCTGAACGCTGCCAAGCAAGAGTTCGAGCAGACGCGTCAGCAAGCGGCCCAGCCGCAGGCTAACCCGACTGTCGTCAACTTTGCGAAACAGTGGATGGACGCCAACCCGTGGTACGACCCACAGGGCGGTGACCGTGACAGCGCACTGACCAAGGGCATCGACAACGAGCTGGCGCGTGAGGGTTACAACCCCGCATCGCGCGAGTATTGGGAAGAGCTTACGGCCCGTGTCTCCGAGGCAATCGGCGGCAATGACGAGCCCAAAGCGAAGCCACGCCGCAAGGCCCCACCGACTGGCGGAACACGCGAACACGCACCCGTTTCGACTAAGAAAGAAATATACGTGACACCCGACCGTAAACAGGCTATGATTGAAGCCGGAGTATGGGATGACCCTGTGCTTCGCCAACGCTATCTGAAAGCGTATCAGGCCTATGACACTGGTTCGGCTCGCTAAAAAAGGAGTGAGACAACATGACGAATAGTACTGAAGATGATCGTTTGAAGAAGCCGGAATTTGACGTTGTAGGTCGGCGCGAAACTCGCCGGTCTCAGGACCGGCAGGTCACTGAGAACCGCGAAGTGAGCGAAGATGACCGGCTCGAAATGTTCCGTAACCAACTTTTCAATGACGCACTTCCTGATCTGCCGGACGTCCCGGGCTATCATATGTGCTGGCTAACCACGCAAAATCCGCGTGATCCTATCCACCGTCGCATCCAACTCGGCTACGAGCCAGTGCGACCGGATGAGATACCGGGGATGGAATATGCTTCAATCAAGACTGGCGAATGGGCTGGTTTTATTGGGGTCAATGAGATGCTCGCGTTTAAGCTGCCCACCAGCCTGTACAACAGGTTCATGCAGGAAGCTCACCACGATGCACCTCTTCGCGAGGAAGATAAGCTTGCCGAGGTTGCGGATGCTATCCGTGAACAGGCTGAGCGAGCCGGTAGCACAATGTACGAGGGCGACGGATTGTCGGAGATGCGTGATTTCAACCCTCGGGCACCGCAGGTGTGGTGACCGAGTAACCGCAACTAACTACGAGGTATAAGACTATGTCTTCGGTATCCCAACCGTTCGGCCTACGTCCCGTCTACTCGCCAAGCGGTGTGGTTCGCCCCACCGCCTACTCGATCCTTACGGGCTACGCAGCGAACATTTTACAGAACCAGCCGGTCAAGATCGTTACGTCTTCGACTGGCGAAGGTACCATTGCTGCGGCAGCCATCGGCGACCGTTTCATCGGCACCTTCCAAGGCGTTGAGTTCACGGACACAGACGGTCGCCGTCGCGTATCCAACAAGTGGACTGCATCGCAAGCAGGCACCGACATCGTTGCCTACGTCACGCTTGACCCGACAATCGTTTACGAAATCCAGAGCAACGCTGCTTTGGTCGTAGCCGACATCGGTAAGCAGTACGACTTCACCACCGTTGGTACTGGTTCGACTGTTGTCGGTATCAGCCAGATGATGCTTGACGTCGCTTCTGCTGCTGCAAACGCGTCGTTCCGCCTGATCGGGATCACTCCCGGCCCCGACAACAACTGGGGTGACACTTACGTCATCGCTCAGGTCCAAATCAGCGAACATCAGAACGTCGCTGACGTGGCCGCATACTAAGGAGGGCTGAACTATGGCTACCCCAATGCGGAGTACAGACTTCCGCTCAATCGTTGAGCCGATCCTGAACGAAGAGTTCAACGGCATCTATGACCAACGCGCTGACGAATGGTCGCAGGTTTTCAAAGAGTTCAAGGGCATCCCTCGGAACTACCATGAAGAGCCTGTACTGTTCGGCTTCGGTGCTGCACCAGAACTGCCCGACGGCATGCCGGTCACCTATCAATCAGGCGGCGTGCTGTTCATTCAGCGTTACGTCTACAAGGTCTACGGTCTGGCATTCGCCCTGACCAAGGTTCTTGTTGAAGATGGTGATCACATCCGTATCGGCCAGACCTATGCACGTCACCTTGCACAGTCGCTGATCGAGACCAAGGAAACGCTTGGTGCCAACATCCTGAACCGCGCCTTCAACGGCGCGTACACGGGTGGTGACGGCAAGTCGCTCGTTGCAACCGATCACCCGATTGCACAGGGCACGTTCTCGAACCAGCTCTCGACCGCTGCAAACCTCTCGCAGACGTCGCTTGAGCAGCTCCTCATCCAGATCCGCAACGCTGTTGACAACAACGGCAAGCGTATCCGTTTGACACCTAAGAAGATCGTTTCCGGTCCTTCCAACGTGTTCCAAGCTGAGGTTCTGCTGAAGTCCGCACTGCGTGCAGGCACCGCAAACAACGACGTGAACCCTGTGAAGAGCATGGGTCTCCTCGATGACGGTCAAGCTAACCTTTCACGTATCACCTCGACCACCGCATGGTGGGTGCAGACTGATGCGCCAGAAGGCCTCAAGCTCGCGATGCGTCGCGGCCTTGAGAAGTCGATGGAAGGTGACTTCGAGACCGACAGCATGCGGTACAAAGCCACCGAGCGTTATGCGTTCGGCTGGACCGACCCTCGCGGCGTGTACGGTACTCCGGGCATCTAACCGGGTTGGGGAGCTTCGGCTCCCCCTCCCTCTTCTTAAGGAGAAACCAGATGTCACAGACTACTTGGAGCGGACCACTCGCCTCTGGCGACCGCAACGCAGGCGAAAGTGGCGGACCGAACATCGGCCTCGCCTATCTCAGCCAAACCGCGCTGATCAACTTCGACGCCACGTTGGTACAAAACGCGACGTTCAACATCCCTGCGTCTTCGCAGATTGTTGACTTCTACGTTGACGTGCTGACGGCTTACGACAGCGCATCGTCCGCAACGCTCTCGGCTGGTACCGCTTCTGGCGGCACTCAGTATCTGAGCGGCGTGAGCGTTAAGACGGCAGCTCGCCGTTCGAACGCGTTCAGTGCTGCGCAGCTTGCTGCGATGGACGACGTTGGCTCGAACCGCACGGTTGTCGCAACTGTAACTTCAGTCGGTCAGCCGACTGCTGGTCAAGTTCGCGTCACCATGCTGTACGTGCAAACAACGGCTGATGACTAAGCATTAGTCTTATGCTATAAGAGGGGGTCGCCTTCGGGTGGCCCCTGATTATCAAGGAACATAAAATGGCAGATGCAGTAGCAACACAGATTTTATTTGATGGCGAACGCAAAGCCATTATGAAGTTCACCAACATTTCCGACGGCACCGGCGAGAGCAAGGTGACCAAGGTCGATGTATCGGCCCTAAGCCCCAGCTCCTTCGACAAGGCTTGCGACGGCGTGACGATCACCAAGATCCACGCCATGACGCACGGCATGGAAGTCGACATGTACTGGGACGCGACTACGGACGTGTTTATCACTTCGGTCCCGCAACAGCAGATGTATTCGATGGACCTGACCCAGTTCGGCGGTCTGTGGAACAACGCAGGCGCAGGCAAGAACGGCGACGTTTTGTTCTCAACCCGCGACGCCAGCACAGGCGACACGTACATGATCATCCTTGAGATGGTTAAGTCCTACGCAGACTAATGGGCGCGTTAATGGGCCCTATGGCGTTCGACGCCGCAGCGCAGAAAGCCAAGCGCGACATTCAGGATGCGCTTGGTTCCTATCGCCGCATGCCACAAGCCCCACAACCCCGCGCGCAGGCTCAGGTGATGCCGAACGGCATGCAGATGTCTGCGCAGGTGCCTATGGGCCAGAACCAGATGCAGTTCGGCATGCAGACGCAGGGCATGCGTCCGCAGGATCTCATGGCCCGCTATGCGACGCCTAACCAATCGTTCGGTGTTAACTACCAGCCCCAGAACAAGGGCGTCATGGCGACATACGCTCGACGTTTCCAAGAGGGCGGCCTCGCCACCTCGCTGCGCATGGGCGACAATTACGAGCAAGACAAAGATTTCGTAGCCGCAGCCAACCAGCAGATGCAAAACATGGTGGCAAAGCCTTTTGCCAAGGGCGGCCTTGCCATGGCCGAGGGCGGCGCGTGGACACGCAAGGAAGGCAAGAACCCCGAGGGCGGTCTCAACGCCAAGGGCCGCGCATCGCTGCGCGCTCAAGGCCATGACATCAAGCCGCCCGTCAGCGCCAAGCAAGCGAAGAAATCACCAAAGGCAGCCGCACGTCGCAAAAGCTTCTGCGCACGTATGTCTGGCATGCCGGGCCCGATGAAAGACGAAAAAGGCCGACCAACTCGGAAGGCCCTATCACTGCGCAAATGGGATTGTTGACATGAGCAGCTTCGCCGTAAAACCCGTCTGGGACAAGAAACGTCCGAAGGATCTCGGCAAGCCGAAAGACTTGTCAGTTAAGCGCAAGGCCGCCGCAAAACGTCGCGCCAAAGCCGCTGGACGACCCTATCCAAATTTAATCGACAATATGGCTGCGGCCCGCAAGAAAG